CCAGCATTCGATCCCCAATAATCGGGATAAGACCATGAAATCCAAACCCACGTTTAATCCCTGACGGTAAATTTCCCATCAGCTGTGTTTTACTACCTGTTCGTGTCTTAATAGCTGTCCAAAACTCCCATCCCGTTCCTGGTGTGTTTTCCCATGCACCATCAGAAATTTGTCCTGCCAACTCATCATTCCATAAATCTTCCATAGCCTTGTTGCGAAAGACAAATACAACATCTCTCGCAGCATCACGCCAATAGCTGCGTTGATTCTCACGCTGAATATCCCACCATGTCTTCTGGTAAGGTCCCCCTATCAATAGCTTAGCAATCTTGGTTAATTCTCGGGCGATTTTCTCCATGACATGACCTCCAAAAATACCTGTTCATATTATAGCCGAATATAAAGAAAAATTACACTCTTCTCATCTTTTCACAAAAAAAAGTTCCGGCCCAAAAGGACCGGAACTTTGCATTCGGGTTAGCGACCTTACACCGCAGGTGCTTAAGTGCGTGTGATATTGAGGACTTGGAGCGCGTAAGGGTTATAAGCACCGATTCCAATGTTCTCAAACACCGAGAACCCAATGAGACGATTCTTTGGATCGTCAGCGCTGAGCACAGTCAACTCTGTACGTACGGGAATGCGCCCGAAAAATTCCGGCTCACCACAGACGTACACCGTGCCTTCCGGCACGATACGCGAAACGATCAATTTGGCACCCCAAACAGTCGCCATCAGACCAGTCTTCAACAAGACAGCCTGAGTTTCGATGTCCAAGGTGTCCCGGTCCCACTTACGAAGGTCCGCATAATCCTTCGCGTTCATGAACACATTAGCAACCCGCATGTCCGTCCGCTCGACATTCGCAAAAGCGTCAGCCAGAGCATTGGCGGTCAGGTTACCGGTGACCGGAATCGCAGGGTTCGGGTTTGTCGGGTCAGCCGACAGCGCATTCATAACGGCGAAAGCCTTACGGTCTTCTTCCGCTTGAATCTCAGCCTTCGAAAGATCAAGGGAACGCTCAATCAGATCAAACCGACGAGCTTTGATCTCGGTCAGCTGGATTTCCGGGTTCGAAGCAATTTCGAACAGCGGAAACATCACGCGCTTTGGCTTTGCCACGGCCACAATGTTCTCACCTTCTTCGCCGACCACATAAGCTGTGATATTCGGGTCTTTGTCATAAAGCGGCAAAGCACCATCTGGAAGCTGCTCGACATAGAATGCCTTGCGGCCAACAGATGAGTAATCACGCCTACGGCGGAGAGGCTGGATCATGGACGCAGCAAGACGTTGGCGACCCGCAGCAGTCTTAATGTATTGACTGATGATTTCCTGCTTGGTCTGGTTATCCAACTTTGCCATGATCAATTCTCCTTTTGCTAAACGGAAGTGACCAACTCGGTCTAAACTTCCTTTTTTCTGAGTGGTTTCACGTTTACCACTCAAGGATATTCTTTTGGCTCTACGGATGAACAGCTGACTCAGCTCGTTCCCCTTCAACCTCCAAATACCCTTTTGTCTTTACTCTCCATTTATTATACACGCCGAGAGACAAAGCGTGTCCCGCATGCTTAGATGCGCATATCGAGGCCAAGTGTCGGGCTGGCAGTTGTCGGAGCTTTGGTGCACAAACCGATAATAGTATCGATTGAGCCACCAACACCCGACGGCAGTTCATTGGTCAAGAAACCTTGCGCCGAAGAATACAGCCTGTTACCGACAGCATACGTGATGTCTGCGGTATTGCCTGCATTACGTGTCTCATACACGTCCACTTCCACGCTCGGCTGACCTTTGATGACCGCGACTTTGCCCGATGCCACCGCAGGCGCATTTTCAAACGCAGCCCCAGCAGCATCATTGACAAACAGGCCGACTGGTTCCAGATCGATATGACCTGGCACGACCGTGTAGTCATTGCCCGCACTCACAGCCGCGATAGAGCCACCCAAAACACCTCGCGGAGTGTTGACGCTCAAGGTCGTATTCGTGTTCACGCCATAATTCTGCTTGGTAAAGCAGACATCGGCGAGCTCAGGAATAGAGTTGAGCTGAGTGCGAATCAAAATCGTGAGCATCGCTCATTCTCCTTTTCGTTAAAAACCCTGATATTCCAATCGTCCACAAAAGGACGCTAACCCGTTACTTCCAAATCTCTTCCATGCTTGGAGCAGAATTCCACAGGTCGGAGAGATTCAAGCTCTTTTCAGAAGAAGCAACCTTTGGTTGACCACCAAGCTTTTGAACACCCTTCTTGCTGGCTTTCTTCTTCTTTTCCTCTTCATCCTGAGCTTCTTCCTTCTTTTCCTCTTCATCTTGAGACTTTTTCTTAGCTTCAGTCTCTTCTTCCTTCTTTTCCTCTTCGTCCTGAGACTTCTCTTCAGTTTCTTCAGCCTCATACAGTTTGGCGAGTAGCTTTTCATCATTTTCACTCATTACTATCTCGCCTTCCGGAGCGGCCAATTCAATATCAAGCTCAGCCTTACGACTTTCGGTTTCCTCTTCGTCCTGAGCTTCCTCTTTCTTTTCTTCTTCGTCTTGAGACTTTTTCTTAGCTTCAGTCTCTTCTTCGTCTTGAGCTTCCTCTTCGTCTTGAGACTTTTTCTTAGCCTCAGTCTCTTCCTCTTCTTTCTTTTCTTCCTCTTCATCTTGTGACTTGCATGTCTCTTTAGATGTCTTTTCCTCTTCGTCCTGAGCTTCCTCTTCCTTCTTTTCTTCCTCTTCATCTTGAGACAAAAGTTCATGTGCTCTGGTCAAAAGCTCCTTGATCTCTGTCGCCTTCTTCTTCTTTTCCTCTTCATCTTGAGCTTCCTCTTTCTTTTCTTCTTCGTCTTGAGACTTTTTCTTAGCTTCAGTCTCTTCCTCTTCCTTCTTTTCTTCCTCTTCATCTTGTGCGTAAAGCTCAGCAGTATCAGCATAGCGCTTTAACGCATTGTCAAGACCTTTCGTGCCCAGACGCATAAAATCCTTAGCCTGCTCCTCAACTGTTTCTTCCGGTGATTTGTCACCAAGGAAATAAACAGCCAATTTCACAGCTTTAGCAGCAGCACTTCGAACCTTTGCAATAGTTGCTTTCTTCATAACCGGAAAACCAATCTCATCACGTGCGTCGTCGAACTTGGTCGGTTTTTCTTGAAGCTCCCAACCAGGCTCTTCGACGTAATTATCGTACTTATCATCCGGTTCAAACGTTCGGTCTGGTTGCCCGACCATCCCTGGGTATGGCACCGCCTCCGCACCCTTGCGATTCTTCGGGTGCCGCCTGTCTGTTAAACGAACTCTTGCCATTTGCAATACCTCCTTTTTAGGTTTCTAATTGAGTTCAATTTACGAAACAAGCCGGGAGGCGACCCGCTTCGCAACTACTCTACGTTCACCGTCTATCGCATCAGCAAGCTTGTCCAGACGATAAGCAATCTTGACCCACTTGCCACCCTTCTTTTCAAGATAGCTGGAAACACGATCCAAACGGTGTGATGCCTCTTTCAACCGCGAAGCATACTTGATTTCATCGCTGGCAGTGACATCCTTCTCAGAAACTTCCGTTTCTTCTTTAACTACAGGAAGAACATCTCCGCCTTCACCAGAATCTGTTGAGGGGGAATCAACAATCTTTTCCACCACATCCAAATCTTGATGCATTAACTCTCCAACTGGTTCTTCATCTTGTGCAATTTCCGCCTCTTCTTCTTCGGTTTGTGATTCGAGCATTTCAGCCAAACGAATCAATTGCCGAGAAATTTTTGTGTTTTGATCTTCTCCTGATTCCAATAACCCTATATCACCCTCTCCGACGCTTTCTTCAATCACATCAGCGTCTTCATCAACAATGTCTTCGGCAATGTCTTCCAGCTCTTCTTGTGTTTCCAGAGGAGACTCATCTTGAGCATATTCCATAATATCTTCATCTTGTGATAGCTGATCTTCAAGTTGAGCAATTTCCTCTTCAAGACCCATTTCCTCTTCTTCAACGATTGGCTCTTCAAGCACCTCCTCTTCAAGAATTGGCTGTGAACGACGACGCCTTCTGTACATTGGCACCACACCAAGTCTCTGCTCAAGAGCTTGGATTTCTGCTTCAAGGCTCTTACTCATCTACACACTCCTTTCAAGATAAATGGCTACAATAGAACGACTTATATACGCTTTTGATAGCGTTTTCCGTCGTCCACAGTGACCCGGTAGGACTCCAAAAATGAAGCAGGGCCTATCGCTTAAAAAAGAATATAAAAAAATTTCCTAAATATCTAAAATTTCGTAAAGCAAAACACTACAACAATTTCAGATCAAAAAAACTTTTTACCTACTCATAATTGGAGTTAAAAAATGCAATCAAACAATATTCCCAGTAAGCTGGGACAATTTCACAGCAAAAAGCTACAACAAGGCCATATCAATACTATCACAATACTCAAAGAGTTCGGCAAATTACTCAAACAGAAAAGAGTCAAACTTGGTTATACCAGGACAGCACTTGCAGAAGCATTGTTGCGAAAAAAGAAGCCTGACTCAGAAATTAGTTCTGACCAAGGAAAAATAAGAGCAAAAAAAAGGAGGCAACTTGCCAACACAATCGCAAACTGGGAGAAAGGGAAATGCTTTATCAAAAAGCTGAGCCTGATTATTGAAATCTACTATGAAACCGAAATCTATGTTCCTCATCTGCTTCATCAAGCCATCGTAAACATTCTAAACCGACGAAAGTGATTCGCACTTTTTTCTTGACGCTCTAATCTTTTCAAGGAGAGAATTGTTCAACGGCAAGTTTTTCAGCTGAGCCACTTCATGCAACACAACCCCATTTTTTGATTCACCCCATCGAAACACCTTATAACTTTCTTGCTGCAATAGTTTCAGCCCAGAATCTGTGAAATCCTTTGCTATGGCAACACCTACCACGTAATCCCAATGCCTTGTTGTGCTACCTTGTTTTTCCATTGCCTGCACAGCTTTTTTGAGTTGTCCTACAACTTCATGGTCTCCGATATCACTTTTAAGTTCGAGAACAAAGCAGGTTGTATCAGGTTCAGGACAGGAGAGATCAATCTTATCTTGAAAAATGAGGTCAGCTTTTTCTTGTGTAGCCTGGTCAAAAACGAACTCTTTTCCCCTCACAAAAACAGTTTGCAATTTTAAGGCGTGCTCAAGGATGGAAGTATTCCTCCAAAGAAGCTCTACCATCCTTTTGTGTTTTTGAGTTTCTTTTTCGGGTACTACCTGCATATTTTGCCACGCATTCTACGGCCTATTTTTTTAACTGACTTCTTGTCACGCACATCAACCAGTTCAACGCTATTACAAGCAGGACAAAATACTGGCACCCGTCTACTGCGCAAAGACTTTCGCAAAATCTCTGTTTTGTCAGTCGTATGGAAAAATCGTTTAAGGGCGCGTTCATACTTTGGTGGGAGTTTGCCAGTATCTATCTTTTCGACTTCCATATCGAAGTCGTAAGGTTCATGTTCTTTTTCACATAAGACATCAAGATCAACTAACCAAGGTACAGCGACTCGTCGTCTCATACGTCAATATCCGGCCAAAAACTACCTTCTTGTGCCATGTCTCGCACCACGCCTACGGTATAGTCATCAGCCATTTTTATTGCTTCATTGGATGAAAGACCCATTCTTTTGATATCAGCTTCCATTTTCCTCTTTGCCACAAGCACTGTTCTTTTTGCACGCTTCAAAAACTCATCGTACTCATCTTGCAAATCATTTATCAACTGTTGACTTCGAAAAGTTGCTTCGCTCTCCGCTTCTGACTGCATTGGAACTGCCGAAGAAAGTTCTTTCGCCAACCGGACTAATCTCTTCGCAAGTCGTTCTTTATCCATTTTTTCCTCAGTTCAAAAAACCATGAGCAACACGTTCAATCGTTTCTTTGCGTCGACGCCGCAACAGCTCCTCACGTGCAACACGTAACACCATCATACCAGAGACGTCTGCTACGCGCAACTTGAAAATGTCATCCACAACAGCTTGAAGTTGGTCATCGAGGTAAATTTTTGCAATCCGCTTGTCTGCACCCGAAATGTAGTGATTGATAACTGCACCTTTGAATGCAGGCTTTTCAACCCAGCTGGCTTCAACAAATTCAACCGACTTCGAATCAGGAACTAATTCACCCGTCTTCGAGTCTTTGATCATACGACCACAAAGCTCGGCAACAATACGTTTGACCCCCGTTTCATCGGTAAAGTACGTTAGCATCTCATGGTCAAGGTGGTAGCAATTTGGCATATCGTCATCAATTTGCTTACCACACTTCGAACAAGTAACCCAGTGTGCCAAGCAACCCATTGACATCGCATTCAACTCACCACGTTCAATACGATCAATGATATCCGTATGTTTGCGATCAACAGCAACAAGAATATCGACATAGATGACATCAGCAGTCAAACCGTCACGCCCTTTGTACGTAATGGGTCGCGCAATAGCATCCAAAATTCTTCCTTTAGATAATGCCGGAATTTGGATGTGTTCCAGATAGTTATTTTTGCCTACAAACGTTCTGAACGTGGCAAGCAAGATAGGAGTATTCCACGCATTTCCATTATTGTTAACCAGTTCGTCACATGGCGGGTCAATGTAATAACCATTGTCAGCTACTTGGACACTACTCACAATCGTGGAATGGACAAACAAATACTTGTCCTGTGTAAACTCTTTCCAATCTACCGACAATTTTCTATCCGACGCAGTACGTAGACAACCCCGAGTCAATCGACGCCAATCCTGACGGGGATTCTTCAAAATCGTAATTATTGGTAAATCAAACCTAACTTTTCTACTCTGACGTCTCATGTTTACCTCAATGTTGGAATAGCCTTGCTCAACTCTGAATCATCCATATCCTCTGCCTTCATTGAAATTTCTTTGAGCGCCACCAAAAACTTACGCTTGTTCCGTCGAAACAATTCCCGAGGAGTAATGGATAAATCAAGATTTTTGAAGTCGTCAAAACCCATGTCATCTGCAAACGCATCGAGGTCTACTGTACCAATATCAAAAAACTTAGCAAAAGCATCCCAATTTGTGCCACGAGGAGGTGCATTGTACCGGCTCAAAACTCTATTCGCAATATAGTCATATGCTACTCTTTCAAGCATACCCGCTTTCTTTTTGTCGATCTTGTTTGCTACACTCCAAGCAATGGGGAAGCATTTAGCATCATTTCCGCCACCAGCAAAACAGTCATTGATAGCACCCAACCAACCCCGTTGAGCTTTTTGGCTATACTTTCCTAAACCAGGGTGCTTTTTGACTGCGTCTTCAACACTTTTGAAGGGCATTTAGTAACCTCCAGAATGGTCTACATCAGAACCACCAATATTTCCTTTGTCACCATAGCGCCGATTGCCAGTAGCAGCAAACAATGTGTCACAATAGCCTTTTTCACAGCCATTAAGCAATTGAATTTTGCTCTTCATATCTTGACCAATAAGAGCAATCATCTCGCCAAGATATTCATTGTTGTTCTGCTGACCCGCAGCAGCTTGTTTCTTCTGCTGATCTTGAACCAACCATGTGCGTTGAGTAAGCACATTAGTTACAAACGTTTGGGCTGCCGTTGCTTCAGCTCCTGTCGGGGGATTGAAACGCATTGAGCGTCCAATAATATACACCCACTGTGCATATTCCCAATTGTCAACCGTCGTCACCGCCATGATTTTTCTCCTATTGCTACAATGTTTTACCTATATACCCCAGTCAATGCCCTTTCAAATTGCTGCTGGATGTTTTTGACCGTACTCATTGGGATTTTTCTATCCTTCTCCCATGAATACCGACCAAGAATGTTGCTTACCGCCTCGCCAATACTTCTCATAGCATAACCGCGTTCATTTAACGTATCACGCGCTTTATAAGCTATATTATAAGCAGCCTCTGCATCTCCTCTTGACAAAGCTCTCTGCAATTCAACAAAAAACTTTTCAACATCCGATTTTGCCATCAATGCAATAGCCTGAGCAAGCTTGTCAATCTTCTTACCCATATACCCAAGCACAGCTCCTTTGTCAAATTGAGCTTCTGGCTTTCCTTCTTCTCGTCGTCTCCTGAACTTTCGACTCTTCATTGCTTCTTTGACTGGAGCCATTGTTTTTCCAAGCGGAAGTCCCAAATCTTCCAAATGCTTTTTGATAGACTTGAAAGAGGTAAATTCACCATAACCCGGCGGGTATGACCTCTTAAATTTTCCACCCTCTTTGACAAAAAGTGCAATATGGCCTGTCGGCTTTGGACGGAAAACAATCCACTGCGGTTTTCCGGCAGAAAATCCTGCCATCACACCACTGGCTTGAAAGCCCTTATTACTAAATGGTACAGGCGACCATTCCGACTTTTCTCCTACGCCTTTGTAAACAAGTTCCTTTTCAATTCCTTTGAAATTGCTAAGAGAAACTTGTTCCGCTACAAGCAAAGAAGCAAGTCGTCGTAACCGAATGGCAACGTCTTTCATCTCCTACCCTTTCTTAAAACCAAGCCTTCGAAGCGTTCTGAGAGCCTCGTCATGCATCAATGTTGGACCAACAAAAAACTTAGTCAGCGACCAAGTTCCATCACTCCAACCAGTAAATTCTCTTTCAGAAAATGCACTGTGAAAACCTGCCTGCTCATAACCTAAGCGGCCTATGCTATTTTTTGCTTCTGCTTCTGTTTGCTTCGCAAAATAACTTAACCGACTTTTAAGCTCATCAGGTTCAAGTTCATCTCCTTGTTGAACCACCCAAGCAAGATAAATTTCAGACCTATCTTTACTCTTGTTTATGCCTTCATCGTCAATCTCACGCCGAAAAATGTTGGTTACATAGGCAGACAATTTCTTAGCAATTCTATTCGCAATTGCTTGCTGGTTCATCTTAAGTCTCCGATTTCGAAAGCGTTTTTTCTTGTATTTCTTTGGTAGCCTTTTCAATGCGATTATGTCCTGCTTTGATCGCAGCTAAAGCAAGGCCACCAAGAATCGCCAAAAGCGTTTTGTGTGTGTCTTGATCTATCACTCCAAGATGGTTCAATATCGCAGAAGCAATAATCAAAGCAACGCAAATGTATGTCTTCAAACCTTGGAGTTTTGCGAGCATTTATACACCATCGTGTGGGTCTGGAACATTAACCGGATTTCTCAATGCTGCATAATTGCCTGGCTGTTCTTTATAAAGCTCAGGCGTTCTTGGACCAACCACATTCCGAGGCGTCATTGTTCCTTTAGGGAGTGCAACAGTATTTTCCCTAAAGAATGCAAGTTCAGCATCTCGGCCAAGACTACCATGACCTTGCTGGTACTTTTTTGAATACGCCATAGCACCCTCCTATCGTCAGTTGCCCAGCTGGACAGCTTATGACGACTTAGCGAGTGCCATTATTGTTGCTGCCAGCGTCGTAAGCTTCAGCAATCGCATTACCGCCATTTGCGGCAACAATTTGTGCCTCAGTTGCGCCAGCGGCAACTGGACGCTGCTTACCAACGTACTCGTTCGAGTAGTTCTTGGTAATCACGGGCTGTTTCAAATGACCACCGGTACGATGTGCACTGAAACGCCCCGTTGCAAAGGCACTGAAATTGCCACCATAGAAAGCAAGCAATTCATCCTCGCGAACACGACCCGCAATCACTGTCTGATAAGCTTTTCTCTGTTGTGCAGTAGCTGCCATTTCTATACCTCCTAAATGAACCGTTCTTGCGTCACAAAACCTGATGGGAATCCAACCACAACTTGACCAAAAGTTTCCTTCTTTATATCAGAATCAATATTTTTTCGAGCCCAAATTTGGATTTGTTTTCCAATAGCTTGTTCCAGTGCAGGTTTGTCATATTCAAATTTATACTCATACGCAATTTCACTTGTTTCGCTATCACGATACTCATCCGCTTTAACTAAAACCGAAACAGGAATGGTTAGTTTTGTCCTATATCTCTCTTTTGTCGTCCCTCGGTATAATGCCCGGCCTGCTGAAAGGGCCTTCGCAAGCTTGAGCAGTCTTTTTGCAATTTGCTTATTGTCCATCTCTATCTCCTAATCCATTACCTTATCAGTTGTGATCTTCCAACCGCACCCCGGACAAACCCAAATTCCTACTCCGCGAACAAAAGGTTGTTTCTCCATTTCAACAACATCAGGACGACAACGAGGACAAATCATCATATCCATTTGACGTTCGAGTTGTGTCCTGCGATAAATACGACCCTTATCTGCATGGTACGCAGCCATGCGTCGTCCAACATGAGCTTTCTTTCCTAAATGCTTGCTCAAATCTCCTGTTACCTTACCCACAACCTCATCAAAGCCTTCTTTGCTCAAATCGGCTTTGTAGATATCTTCCTCTGAACCTGCAACAGAGCCATCTGGTCTCTTGACGTAGGCGTATCCTACAACGCCTTTCTTTTTCTTTCCATCATTGATTTCCAGCTCAATTTCGACATTCGAGCCATCCGCAGCTTTTCCTCCACCACGAATAACTGTTGAAACTCCTGTTTTGTTTACTTTGAACTTAGCATCGGCTACTCCATGTTTTTCAAGCATACCTTTCATTGTAGATTTAGCTGTTGACTCTCTCTCTTTTGGAATATCAAATTTGGTTTCAGCTTTCTCTTTGACGACCTCTTTGACCTTTTCTTTCATTTCCTCCTTCGGAGGAGCCTCCTCTTTTTTTTTTGATTCTTCAGTCTCTTTGACTGTGTGTTTGCTTTTGTCAGAACCAGGATGCTCTTTTAGATATTCATTTAGAGCTTCTTCAGTTTCAAATTCAATCGAAACCCTACGACGACCAATTGACGCATTAACCTCTTTGCGTTTTCTCGAAAACTCCAATGCTTCATCATGCAATATTTTGGTAAGCTTCTCCATCACATCAGTACCACCAGAAACTGGTGTATCGATTCCATGCGTTCTCGGGTCACCTACAAATTTAGCCCCTGCCATACGACGCGAAGCCAGTTTTTCTGTTTTGACAGTATCTTCTATTCCAGGATTGTCTTCAACAGTTTCTGTCATAGCCCGACCAGACAAAGAAGGCTCAGTTGGAAAAACCTTCAATTGAATTTCATCCGGATCATGCTGCTTAATAGGTCCACTATTCCAAGCCACGTAAACCTTGTTTTCAACAGGGCTTACACGACGCACTACTCCTGTTATCGAATCACCTGGACTTTCAACAGTGAGTGGTCCGACAAGTGCACCCTCATAAAATTGGTCAATCATTCGCGACATTTCAGGCCGCGAAAGTCTACCGCGTCGAGTTCTCATCATGCTTCCTCCGAACATGAATCATTCTATATCATTGCAAAATATAAAATAAAATCACAACATAATTTCAACAGGCCATAGCGGTTTGAAATTGCTATCGGTTCGTTCAACAGCTCTTATGTTCTTGACATAAAAGGACTTAATATGCCGATCCTTGAAATCATACGCAAATAGCAATTTTCTGTAACCTGGCCTTGTTCTTTTGTACCTAAACGAGTATGGAGCTACCTTATATCTTTTTACTTCACGACTTGTGACTTTTCTGTAGGTCATTAGCATATATTTTCGGCCAGCAGCACTTTCTCGAATTACCAACCGAACACTTCTGGTCCCAACCAATTGTCTAAAGCGTTTTTTGGCACGCCTTGAAACACGAGCCTTCGTTTTCTGCGCTTCAATGAATTTCTTTCTGATCTCTTCAACCCGGTCACGAAAAATGGGTTTGGGCATTAAGTCTCTTGGCATATCTTATTCCCTATCGCTTCCTGTTACCGGGTCATCAATTCCGCTGCCAAATGGCTCAACCAAAATCTTTTCCGTCTCTCCTAACCGATAATTGTAATCAAGGTCTCCTTGAGTCCACGTTCTAATTTGCTGTGCTGGGTCGTTCGACCATGAAGCACATTGAATTCCGAGATGCTCATCAAGCACTTCGCCTGCTTTGTTGTTTTTGCTTGGATGTTGAGCATACCGATAAAGCCAGTAAAATGCCTGGCAATACTTTCGATGCACACAAGAACCACAACCCTGTCCGGGTTCTCTTCGAACAGTACCCATTTCTGGATATGGAAAGCTCAACTGTTCAGTCATAATTCATTCGCAATATTTCTAAGCCTGAAAACCACAAACGCTCGTACTGATGCAGTTTTAGGCAATTTCCTTCTTCTTTTTAAGGCCATCCATGCTTCACCTACAGCATCCGCATCTTCATCACGAAGCGATTTCAATACCTTTTCAGTACTCCAACCTTTTCTGTACCCTTCGAGTATCCGTTTTTGGATATCTCTGATAACAGGAGAGACATATCCTTCTCTTTTCATCATTCTACCTCAAACACGTTAAAAGCTTCGAGCACGTCAGCAATATACGGGTTAATTGCTGTCTCAAAAAGGTCTTGAATTTTCGCTTTCGCTTTCTCTTGGTCTGCATTTGCTGTTTCTACACCAGGCAAAGCATCCTCTATCGCTTTGATAGAAAAGAGAATCTTATCCAACTCATCGTCTATCATATCCAGAGCTGGATTATCGCTTTTTGGAGCAACAGAGGGAGAAGTTACATCGTCAGCTACTTTGTCAGCCATGGCTGCCATCCTTTTCTCATCCATAAAGAGTACCTCACTCTTTCAAGTCCTTATCTTCGTCTACATCCTTATCACGTTCTTCAGGTTTCTTACGCTGAGTACCAAAAGGTTTTTTGACATCCTGACGTGGTGGCTTTTTCCTCGTTTCTTTGCGCTGATAGGAAGGACCACCCGTATCAGACATCAAATCCTTATCCTTACGCTTCATCTGCACACCTTGCATAGCAGAATGGATACTTGCTATGACAAGGTCTTCGTAATCAGGAGACAAAGGTCCTTCGCCCTCTTCAACTTCCTCCTCAGTTTCTTTTTCGGTCTCTTCCGTCTCTAAAGGTTTCTTTTCCGGAGTTTCCTCTTCTTTTTCTTCAGGAGCTTCTTCAGGCGTTTCCTCTTCCGAGGGAATACCCTCTTGCTCTTTTTTCGCTTTGAGTTTTTCCATCACCTTTGAAGTGATTCTATCTACCATCTCAGATTTGTTGTTTTCTTCTTCTGATTCTTCTCCTTCGTCTTGACCAAGAAAGTAATGTGCTACTTTGTTAACTATTTTCTCACTGGCAGCCAATGCTTCCTCTTCTTCCGGAACGATTACAGATAGAACAAACGAGTAAAGGTCATCCATTGTTTTGATGCCCTTCAATATCTGTTCTTTATCCTCGCCACTTTGCTTCAAAAATTCATCCAATTTTTCTTTGAAAGCCTCACGCATATCCGCCTCAGACATCTTCGTTTTCTCAGCAAGGTTTTTCATATTCTTGAAATGATGGACCTTTGGTTTTTCTTCCTTGCGCTCTTTCTTTGACTCCTCAATGACTTTTTTTGCCTCTGGATTTTTAACCAAACCAAAATGCTCTTTGAAAGAGTCGGCAAACTGAGTAAAATTGACCTCTCCTGCTTCACTTGTTGCATCTTCAAGCATCTTGTCGATGGCACCCACATCCTCTTCAGTAAGATTCTTTCTCTTCTTAGACCACTTTTTTGCCAAACCTTGTACAGGCAGCATCGATTCGATAAATTGAACTTCTGGTCTTTCTTTGATTTCCTTATCAATCTGCTTTGGAGATAGTGGCTTCTTTTTTTCTTTTGGCTTCTTTTCTGGAACCTTTTCTGCTGGTTCTTCTGGCTTTTCCTCTTCCAGTTTTTCTTCCGGACCTTGCTCTAAAATCTCACGCAATTCAGAAGGCAAAGACTCAGCAGCAGCCTCATCACCTTTTTGCTTTCTTTCAGCATACTCAGTAATTTGTGCCATTACTTTGTCATACTCTTCTCCACCCTCTTCTTCTCTTTCGCCTAAATAGTCAACAACCTCATCACGCTTAGTTATCTCGCCAATCTCTTTCTTGACTGCATCTACAAACTCTCCTTCTGGTTTCTCTTCTGGCACTTTTTCTTCTGGTTTCTCTTCTGGCTTTTCTTCAGGTGCTTCTTTCTCTTTCTTCGGTGCACGCATCAAATCGCCTTCTTTTGCCCGACTGGTCATCCTATCCTGCACAGACTTTGGCAAATCACCAAAACGAAAATACCTACCCGTTTTAGGACTTACCACTACAGTATCCGACTTCAAAATATCTTCTGGCGTTTCTGTAGCAGGAATATCCTCAAAGCCATGCTCTCTCATCTGGTCTTTGTTTTTCGGATCAAGCGGTTTTTCTGCATTAAACCAATGTGGAGCTGGCCTACCTAACGATTTTGGTTCTTTAGGCTTTTTTTCTGGTTTTTCTTTCTTCTCCTTCACGGTATGTTCATGGGGGTCAGCTTTCGGATGCTTTTTCAAGTACTCCTTCATTTCCTCTTCAGTTTCAAACTCAATAGCAATCCTACGTCTCCCCACGATATCCCATGCTAAACCCAAGTACCTGTCTGCTGCTTTATCAATATCCTTTGCTGACGCTTTTTTCTTGGTAGTTCGTGGTTTACGAGGTGGCTTGGTACGCAAAAGAGTCATTACCATATCGATTACGTTTTCCATTAAATCAAGCTGACGCTCTTCTTTAGCTTGCACATCCTCCATAGTCTTGCGTAGTTCATCCAACTCTTTTCTCATCTTACTTGTTAAATCTGCTTCTTCTTTTTCTCCAATTGGTTTCTCTTCAACTTTTTCTGTTGGTTCTTCCAGTTTTTCCTCTTTCGGTTTTTCTTCCTCAATTTCTTCTTCTGGTTCATTTATCTTTTTAAGTTGCTCAACTATATCGTCAAAGTTTTCACTTGTAACCTCTGTATCCCAATCAACCATGTCATCAGCAATAATCAAATTGCTCATTCCAAACCTATCAAGCACTCGATCTGCAATAGCTGCTGCGCTAACATCAGCAGTTTTCTCTTCTACCATTGCCAATTTAACCGCAGACTTTATCATGTTTTTGCTCCCACCGTTTCATCAACTACTTCATCGACAACTTCACGAACCTCTTCTTCTGATGAATCTGCTGGCATTTCTTCAGCAACTGATTCCGCTATTTCTTCCTCTGGGGACTCCTTTGTTTTTTCACCAAAACCTCCAGCTCCAAAACTCCCAAAGCCTTCTTCACCTTCTCCCCCCTCAGCCGCCTTATATTCCAAGCCAAGATATTTTGCAACTCGCTTAGCAATATCTGTATTTTCCACAAGGTTACGACCCACTTCATCGTTAATGTTTTCGATTGTACGATTGAAAGTTGGGTCTCTAACGGTAAACAAGTCCTCTTTGATTCTGTCATGCACTGAATCGCTGTCCAAGTTAAACAGTTCAAGAATAACACCAATCGGCAACGAACCTTTCTGATAAAGCTGAAACAGATTCTCGAATACCTCTTGGTTATCACGGATGCTAAGACGATTAAATCCAATTCTTGGATAGAAATACTTGCGAATCCCATTTCGATCTGTCGTATACCACTTATGTGCAATCGCGACAGGTTCGAACAATTGTTTTTCAATATACGTCGTGAGCATTTCACGAACCAACAAGAAAACCGTATTGAGGATTTCAATCGTAATACGATTTCCTGAATATGTTCCTTCACCAGTCAACAATTCGCGAGTCACACCCAAACCAGCAAATACCTGATTTTCGATCATCTCATACTCTGAAGTGAGATCAAGCAACCTTGCATCAGCACCAATCTGCTCCCACTCCCATTCATAGTTTGTAACGATAGTGTAGTCAGGGTCCATATACGACAAATCAACCTGAGTACGTAAATCATCCAATTCAGGATCATTCAACCCACTTGCACTAATTTTGTTTTTCGGAGTCATGTTACGTGTTGCCAATGCCAGTTGCGTATAGCGGTAATTCTCTTTCTGAAGCATTGGCACCAAAACACGCTCAAGAACAGAAGCTCCAAGGTCCATGTATGGACTTCGCCGACGTGCAAAATGGAAAGTAAATGAACCAGGACTGCCTCCAACCATTGGGTCACTGTCCATAACGATACAACCTTCTTTACGAACCATTTCCTTGATATCATTAGGAATATGGTCCACAATCTGCTGCTCAAATGGATTCATCGAATGGTGGCCAGGATCACTTTGCTCCTTTTTGATAAGCTCTAATAGCTTCTCTGGCCTATATTCAATACGAGCATTATCGCTAAACGGATATGTGAAACAAGCAACCTCTTCGGGTGGTAAAAGAACAATCTTAGACCACATGTTCTTATCGTCATCCCATTCGTGAAATGGAAAGACGTTTCCAATCATGTTGTATTCCCAAAGAATCTGCTGAAGCCGTTCAAACAACTTAATGCGGTCACACATATACGTGTAGAACGTATGAATTTCTTCACGTAGCTTTTTATCCTCTAACTTGGGCACATGAAGCGTTATCTTACTCATTGGCAGGTCGGACAACAATTCAAGTGCTCGACCTACATAAGCATCAGTACGGGCAAAGTAACGATACCACTCATATTTTTCACGCAAGCTAACCGGCCAATACAACACTCCACCATTCTGCTGATTCATCATAACGAAATACGTTGGGATATCACGTACTCCGCCACCATACATCGTATTACCACTGGCATAGCTGGTATAATAAGCATCAAGGGATGAAGCACCCCAAATTCCGCCTGCTCCCATCAACGACATATTATCCAACATCATTCCGGCAGATTTTGTACCTGCTCCAGGAATCCCAGACGCAATCCGAGCTATTCTTGCTCTGCGCTCCATGTTGGCAGCTACTCTGACTCTTGTTTGATCAACTGGGCCTTTAGTAATTCCTGGAGATGGAATTCCAAAATTGGCTACTGTTTCTTCAGTAACCGGAACACGTGTGACTGCTGTTGAGCTGGGTCTTTTTGGGTTACCAGCTGAACGCTTCTTTGCTGTTCGCTTCTTTGCCATAACTGTGTCTCCAAAATAGGTTCATATTGCCGTCAGCTATTCAATTCTGCCAACGTTTAGTTTCGACGTTATCAGACCTCTATGTGCAGCAAGCAATAGCCTTTTCAAACGTGCTACTTTGATTCGTGCTCCGCCAACCAATACTTTTTGATTTTCATCAACCACTTTACCAAAAGAAGCGATATCTCCCACCAATTTATCAATCCCTTTGTTTAGCTCGGATGCAGCACTTTTATGGCGTTGCTCCTCCTCATCTCTTTCAGCCTGTCTTGCCTCTGCTTTTTTTGCCTTTCTTGCCTTTCTTGCTTGTCGTATCTTCTTTCCTTCCTCTTGGTCTTTCTCAAACTGCATCCGTCTATCGTATTGCTCTTTGGCAAGTTCCATGGCAACACGAAGCGGGTGACCAGGAGGCAAGTCATCAAGCTCACTACGTCGTCCCTCTAAACGAGCTTGTTCTTGCTCAGCCTTTTCTTTGTTCTCTAACTCTGTAGCTGCATTAACTGCACGAGCCAAATTTTCTGAATCCAACACAGCATGCTGTTTCTTTTTCATACTTTCACTCCTTTCAAGAGTGTATTACCTAAACTTTGTTCGAGTAAACTTTGGCAATGTCCGCGCTCTAACCACCCCGTGGTGCTGATTGCGGAACTGCTTAAATCGATTCATTGATATCGGAGCAGAAATCAAATTCCCAGTATGTCCTTTAATACCAGATGCAATTGCCTGACCCTTGTCTTTATAATGGTTGTAAGCTTCCCAAATGGCACGACAAACCGCATCTGAAATATCATCGTGAGCACCGCGTTTGTTTTGCGCTCTCACTTGAACTTTCTTTTTTGCTTTACGCTCAGCTTCCAATGCCAAAACTTCGCTAATCAAAAGCTCAGCATTATAAAGCTCTACCATCTGACTGCTATAAAGGGTTTTCCATAATTCGTACATCGAGCTGTTCAATGTATCAGTTACTTGCACCATGTGGAATTGTGTTAGACCCGCTTTGTGCAATTGCTCAAGCAATGCGTAGCCATTGTATTGATCAAACCAGCCTTTCTTGATTGGAAACCAACGGCACAATTCCACAACCTCTTTTACAATCTCAGAAACCGGAATGATTTCACAACCGGCATACTTATCGCAATCCTTATAGATTGTTTTTTCAACATCCCACACGTCTGACTGGCCACCAAACCAAACGTCACACCAATCTACCACAATCTTTTTCGTCTTGTAATCGACATGGACGATACCGATAGCTGTCCCATCATTCTTCAAACCAAGGTCAAGACCCATAAAGTAGTCAATCCCAGGCATTCCTCGGCTTGGTTTTGGTCTGCTCGATACAACACATGCACGAAAGCGCTCTTCATCATCTACCCAAGAAGTAACCTTGTCGCTAAATTCCGCCGCATACTCTGTGAGGAACCCAATCTTATCACGCCGACGTTCAGCCCTCAAAAGATTCGAATCAACGGTGGGATTCGACATTGCACTGTACATCTGAAACATCAGCATGTTTTCCGTATCGTTGAAGCTCTGTGTATACAAATCCCAAAATTGTCCATACTTCGCATACGGCGAACTGATATTGATTACTTTTCCATCTCCTTTGAATGAAGCAGTAGACGGCTTCAAAGCCTTGTAAACTTCACTACCAGAAAACCGTCCTTGATTGTCAATAAAGAATGCCATTTCATCCATGATGATTACGATGTTATTTCTTCCACGCAAACTATTAGATGAACATCCTGCTGCAAGAACTGTCAAACTGGCTCTTTTACGTTTGGACCTTACTGCCAAATCAGCATCCGTTGAAATGTTGAAATAGGTCAACGTTTGGTTGATAGAACGATTGTGCAAAAATGGGCAAGCCAATGCGCGTTGTTGAATCATATCAAAAACGATACTGGCTTGATCATCTGTGGGAGCAACATTCGTAATACAAATATTCGTCTCGGGTGGGAACCCATAATGCTTAGACGGGTCACCACGCTTAACCAACTTATAAAGCTCGTAGCACGATATACAAGCGGCAAGAGAAGATTTTGTACCACGACGACCAACAACAAGTACCAATTCAGAAAAATGCTTTCCTGCCGTTTTGTTTGTATTACAAAGCCCCTCATCATAGAGAAATTGCAAAAATTCCGTCTCAGTAAACGTGTACAAAATCTTGTCATTAACAATATCAGGAACACTGATGGAACGTTCTTGGTCATCCAAGGGCAGTCCGTAAAAACACTTCAGGACAAATCTTTGGGCGGGAAAAAGAGGGAAGTTCAAACCCCAAGGAGATTCAATAAATGTCACAGCATCTGATACATCCGTAGTATTACCAGACAAAAATTCATCAGTCAAATCGTCAATGAAATTGTGTGAACGTGGCATTCATTATCCCCGTAAAGACAAAACATCCATATCATCAAGCTCTTGTTTCAGCTCTTTCTGCCAAAGTTCCATGGATTGTTTTAGCGTTCTAAAAAACGTATCCGAAGCTTCATCACTATATTGCAAATAGCGAAATACCTCTTTTACCTTTTTCATGAAATACTTGAAAACAACTCGCATTGCGGGACTCTCAATATCAATCCCATGGTCCTTATCAAAAGCCATTTTTGTTTGCGCTGCTTTTATGGCCTTTTCCAATACCTCTGCACGCTTAGCAGAGATGATCGTTGAATCTCTCAAATCTCCATTTTCACCAGCAAGCAATTCGTTTCCAAGTAGGTGGTCTCCCTCCTTGACAATTTCATCTACCAACGCAAGGATAAGATGTTCAATATTGTTTTGATGCTGACATGCAAGTCTTTCTGCTAACGACGACGCACCATTGTGGTACTGCTTAATCAGCTCGGCACGATGCTCCATCATATTCGTAGCAGAATGCTGCATTTGCTTAGCATCCACATGAATCAGAGCCGCTTCTTGATCGGCCTGCTTGAAATCATCGTGTTCAAATTCGTCAGCCATGTTCAAAACTCAATTTCAAAACCTTCGTCCATTCTGATCTTCAAATCCTGCGCTTGTTTCTTCTCCTCATCCAAAATGACTTCATCCACACCCTTAAATTCGGCTAAGTGTTGGGGAGTCATGTCAACGTCAACTTTACCCGCTTCCTCCAATTCGAAATCAGTCAGCTGTGCAACCACTTCATCAACTTTCGCTGTTGTTGGAGAAAGCTCCAAATCCTGTATCGAAAAAAGGCCAATAGTCGGGTTTCTCTTCATTTCGATCTGCGACAAAGACTCAGCACTCGCATCATCCACATCAAGTGACAATTTATGACTGTTGACTTCTACGTCTTCCAAACTTGGAATGGAGGATTCAAATTGCACATCCATTTCTGAATTTTCCAGTACGTAGTCTCTTGCTACGTTTGGAGCAGAAGCACTCTCGCTATGCTTTTGTTTTGCAATTCTCTTTTTGTATGCAAGACGGAACGCTCGTCTCAACTTAATACATGCTTTTTCCTCTTCCTCTTTGATGCGCTTAATTTCTTCATCAGGTACAAGACCAAGTTTGGCAAGTTCCATCAATGACTTTTCAGCATACTCTTCGTCAACGTACTCTTCGTGAGGTTGACTTGCTATCAAAATTGGAAGGTTCAACGGCTTGTACACAAGCCGAATTTCGCAATCTGAATCTTTATTTTCAAGCAAACCATCAATTGAACCACTGGTCATACTTGGCTTAGTCGTGGCTTGTCTTTCAACCAAATGATGCGAAGATACTTGTTTCGGAGTCATCAAAACATACTTGATGAATCGTTTGAAAGGTGATTGTTGTGCCGCTTTAATCATCCTTGTGTGATCATCGTCACAACGTAAGTCAATAGCAACACACCCAATAAGTCCTTCTCCCTTCACCAAGTCACGCAAATTTGGAACTGCTTTTTCAATAACGTCAGGTGGAAAATGTGTTTTGAGCGCTGCAACAAGCTCTTTTCCCATAATACCTTGGTTCAGAAAAACACGTGCAGACTCCACACATGCTTTTACGCTTCGCCAAGGGTTTCTAACATTCATCTCAGTTTGAATCGTTGTTGGAGGGGAACTCATCGAAATGTCTCCTCCACCTTGCCACTGAAGTTCCAAATCATCTATTTTTGATTGGTCAAGGTCTTTTGGCTCAAAAGTTTGTGGGTCTTCTAACCAATCAAGGTTGGTCAGAGAAGCCTCTTTCATCATGTCTCTCAAGTCCATTTTGTTCTCCTCAGCCTTCTAAGTCCTCTTCTGACAGTATGTCAGTATCGAAAACCGGCTCAATAGAGTCACCATCGTCACTTATACGCCAAAGAGCTTGTGTTGCTCTGTGGATTAACAGCTTACCATCGCCAGCATCAATAAAACTCTCCCGTGCTTGTCTTGTATTTGGAAATCTGGTGTAAAACCTTTTATGACCCTCAATTGCGCTATCAATTCCTATCGAGCTATGCCAGCGAAAATCGTTAAAATAATCAGTCGTCATGACACGACCTCCATGATGCGGGATTCTATAATAATGGAAAATATAAAAAATTTATTGTGGGGAAATCAGCGTTCCTTACGCCGTTGGTGATAAATTCGCCGAATTTTGTTCTTATTGTGATTGATAGCCGAAAAAATCTCGTACACTTCCCAATGCTGTAAAGCCTTCATTCGTCTCAAAGCCTTCTCAAATAGACTTCTGACCAACATCTGATGACAACCAAGAACTTTTGCGGTCAAGGTAAAAGAGGTTGTATAGTACATTAGCGTAAGAGTTTGCAGCATAAGGGGTTCATACTCTTCCTTGTTCCGTTCCAAAAAATCCATATAGATATCAAAGACTTGCTTCAAATACACAATGAATCGAACTCGTTCTCGAATTCGACGAATATCGTAGCAAAGCGATGGTTGGCTTCGACCCAGTATCTTTTGTACCTCCTTTTGCTTCTTTTTAGATACAAATATAAGGTACAAAATATCCCTATCTTTATCGTTCAGAAGGTTGAGAATGGAGAAATTATGCTTCAACTCTTCAGGATTGAAATGCACATGCGTGCTTTTGCGGTACTTCTGTCGAGCTGCTTGCTCTATGTGACTTCCTATGTATCGTATTTTCACAGATTTGGCATCTCACCTCTAAGGGCACTATTTCCGACAGTATATCCTCCGCAACTACCCCATCCTCGTCAGATATCACCGGAAACCGAACGTATCGAAAAATACTCCCCTGTACAACCAAATTGCTGTGACGTAACTTTTCAACAAGCTGACAACTATACAACCTAAAAAGCACCATATAACCATCTCTTTGACAACCACTTAGAACAATTCCATAAAGATTCTTGAGATGACCAGCTTTTACCTTGACCATATCGCCTACTGAAACCCTACCTGGAATACTATTCAGTTGAGCGGTGGTAGATGCAAAATTTTCAATGTCTTTGATGGCAACAGGAATGGGTGCATCAACCGAAGGCAAAACTATGGATATTGCAGAGCTGTTTTTGACCTTGTGAGCATGATTTTGGTAGTCGTGACATTGGACAAAAAAATAACTCTCTGATTGCATCTCAAAATTATTATCTGTGACACGTTGCCCTATAAGTTTTAGCTCACAAAAATCGTCACCAAATATGTCAACCATTTCTCGATGCAGAAACTTTTCCAAGTCTCCAATGCCACGAGTTTTTTGATTGTCGAGAAGAAAACAATACCAATGCGGTGTCATAGGCAACCCTCGTCAAAACCATCGAAAAGTTAGCAGACACCTTAAAGACCTAAAGAGGTCTTTAGCACAACCGCAGAGCCTTTTGAAGCGTGTAGCTTCTTCCGCATCAGGCATGCGCTGGAGAAACCACAACAGCACTGCAAGCTTCGGATATTTTTGCCCACAGATAGCTGGGCTTTTAAGTTCGCTGTGAAATGATTCAACTACTGCTTGCTCGTTGTTTTTGCATTTATAGTATCTGCACTTTTTGGCAGTTTGCTCATCATTGCAGACAAAAAGAAATTGTTTCGTTCGAGACACCACAATAGGATTGTGACAAAACCCGAACGAGCCATTCCCTTTTACCCGGTGTATATCATTATACACACAATTCCGAAAATTGCAAGATAAAAATTTTTTCTTTTTTTTGTCCAGCTCCCGCTCATAGAGCTGGTTAAACCGTTCCCGGACTTGTTCTTCGCTCCTCATCTAATCTCTCCATCTTTTCAAGAAAAGCATCCAGAGCCTTCTTGGAACCGTCATGAATACTAACCAATTTAGCAATATCTATCCGAGCCTGTTTACACTCCGTAGGAGTTGGCCACCTACCTAATCTATCCCTCATACGTATATACTTTTCCGCAGTTTTTGTTACAGATAACCGGTCAGCCCAATATGTTGCAGTTGTCCAACGACCAAATTGCCCATATACTTGGTTGATAGAGGGAACAATATCGGGCCTATGACAACGTAATTTACGATACTGCTCAGCAGTGCATATGTTGTTTGCTACCATTAACTTAAGGATATACAAGGGATCAGCAGGCGTTTTTCCACCCACTTCTTCTTCGGGTTTACTCCCAAAAGCAACTTTTTTGAATTCAGACCATGACCCAAACGCTTTTACGAAACTATTCAAATTTGGGTCACCAAAACCACGATTTTTCTTAAGCTGAGCAACAGTTCTTACATTATTGCTCTTCGCCCACAAAACCAATTCGTCACACGTAAATTCTCCTCGGGGCTTGTTATACAATCCTCGCTTGACGCCAAATTTCATTTGGCGTCGTTTTTCTACTGGAGTTGAAAGAAACTCTTTAAGATGCTTGTTGAACATTATCAACTGCCAACGTTGGCAACGTCCTCAACAGTCACTGGATTACGTGCAACCTTTTTCTTCTTCGATTTTTCCATTGGATCATGTGCGTCGTCATTTTCCATCCAGTTTGGGACTCCTCCAGAAACTGCAAACTCCTCAGCATACAGCTCATAATCAGGACGCTTGATCCGAGCATAATCTTTACTTTCTGGATCAAAAGCTCCTTCAGGAATAGCACACATAGTATGAAATACTGCAAGGTTCTTTCTCTTTTGATCCATTTCTGCCCACGTTTTTTCGGCAACCTCAACAATGTAAACCTTGTTGAGCCAAACATCATACGGATACCTCACTGCCTTCAACATCAAAGGCTTTCTTGCACTTTCTTTGTTTTTGGTGTGAACACAGCTAATTAAGTTCACATCAAATCCGGAAAACACTTCCGGAAACGTCTGAAGCATTTTCTCCATGATGTCTGTCACTTCGGGACCAACATGATAATCAATAACCTTCGGCATAAACTACCTCCTTACTCAATCTCAATACGTTCCTTGTTTTGACCACGAGTTAACCTTTCGGGCAACTCCACCCGAATTTTTTCTTCTTGTTGCATCAAATCGGCGACACTGACTATCATCACATCATACGGAGGCGTAGCATCCACCTCTACTTTGACATGATTTTCTTGAGTATCGCCTTCTTTCTGTGCCCCCACAATGAGTTCCCGAACCTTGTTGCGTATGAGGTTTGCAGCCGCAGGCAGACCATCTGGCTCTACCATTGGCTCAACCAGCATATAATCGTCGTACTCTTCACCGGCATGTTTGTTGATGGTTTGTTTCGTTACGATAAGCAGCGTTTTCATATTACCCTCCAAACATCAAACTTTTTCAGGAACACCATCATCGATTTTGATGAATTGCCCCCAAGGATAAGGAAACTCTTCTCGCGACAACTCTGTAGTTAGAACCCAAAGAATTGGAATGTTGTACCTCTTTTTGATATGAGGCGCGTAAAAATCAGTAAAATAAATCAATGCATCGTACCTTCTTTCGACCTCCTTCAAAACAGGCTCAAGGTCAGTTCCACCACGACCATGCACTTCACCTGTAAATTTTCCTTTGAATTTATACTCTGCACAAATGGCTGCATCTGCCTCATAAATGGTTATTGATGCTCCGTTCTTCCAAATCCACCGAATCTCATTGAAAAATACCACCAGCTGTTGATCTGAAATGCTGCCACTGGTATCTACAGCAACCGCAAGATTCAAAACGTCTTCTTTACGCGTACCTGGCCTTGTTCCATAACGCTTGCTCAAACGCTTCACAGTATAGCTGAGGTTGCTTTCTGTTGCGCTTGCAGCAAACTGTCTAAGAACTCTATTCCATGGAACAATTGGCCTTTTCTTTTCGAGCAAATCATCAATCTGTGCCAATACCTCACCAGATATATCACCATAATCCTTTCCACACAGATTTTTTGCTTTGGCAACTATATCTTTGACGAATTCACGCACCAGCGGGTCTTTCATTGCTTCTTCCCACATTTGATGCGAACCCATCATTTGTTCCATAAACCCTTCAGCTCCAAAAGCACCTTTCTTACACTGTTCTTGAAACTTTGAATTGTCTTTGAGATGGTTGTAATACCAGTATGCACTCTTGTGCGGTTCAAAACCATACTGATCTGGAGTGACCCAGTTGTCCATTATGTTCTCTGAATTGATACACGAATTCACAACACAATCAACAGCAACATTTCCTCGTACTTTATCCGTGAATTCTTGCATCAAAGGAACATGATCAAATACCAAATGAAGTGTTTCGTGTTCAAGAGCTCCTTGCAGCCACTTTGCCGCCTGGTCATCATCTTTAGCTTTTTCCCACATCTGACGAATGAAATCTTCACAGACATAGAGCTTTATCAATAGCTCGTTTGATCGTTTCCCGACACCCATTGTATGAATCCCAAGTTTCTCTGCTCCATACGTTTTTGTGAGTTGCTGCAAGATATGGCCGTAAAAGATTTTGTGCCTAATCAAATCGATAATACCCATCATCACTTCTTTTTTGGGATTGATTTTCTTCGAGCTGGTTTTTGTCATTTTAAGCTTCTCCAGGCAAAATTATCTTGCTGCGTCCATCTGCTTTTCTATTTTCCTCTCCACAGCGTTCTTTTATCACATGAGTAAGTCGATCATCGCTTTCCCTCATAGCCATTACACCAAGCTCGTTCGGAGTAAGATTCATTATCAGAAAAAGCCGATGGCCCAACTTCATATTCTCACGAATGAAAGATATAAGCATGCCCTCCATCAAAGTGCCATACGAACTCAGCATGTCTGCGAAATCGGCTGCTTCACGTATTTCTGCCCCCGTAAATTTGCAACCAAAAAGTTCAGACCAATCTTCTTCTTCGTCTTGGGGTCGACGCATAGCATCTCCTTGAGTGATTATATGTTTTATTAACAGAGCATTTATCAAAAAAATGGCTGTACCCAAAAAGTACAGCCATAATTCAATGTTAACTCACAACTTATTCTCAACCTCTACTTGTCACAGAATACGAAAACTGAGGTTGAGGTGGAATAGCTCCACAATCACAACGTTCTACCCACCACTTTTTTCCGTTTGACTTTGGAATCTGCCCAGTATCCCCGCATTTCAAACATTTTGGAGAAGGCAAAGGCTGTCCACAAGTAGGACATTCTCTTGTTTTTTCTGGAATGTCAACCTTGATAATAGGCATACGTTCCGCTTGTTCTACCCAACCAGTCCCTCCACACGTTTGACAAGTAATGTGGGGCATCTCTCACCGTTGGGACCGCAATAAAACATTGGGACTCCAATGTACTTCGGATCAGGAATACTACCCTTTCCACGACATGTTGGACATAGCATTCTCATTTCATGCTCTCCTTATCCTACAGGCAAATCCTTCAAATAACCTTGGTCATCGGATTTGAACTCCTTAACTCCACCCTGTTCCACAATCCTTTCAAATTGCTCTTCAAAACAGAAATACAACCGAATTACAGCTGAATGCTTGTCTTGCCAACCTTCCAAACCAAGGCTATCTGTTTCAAGGTCTTGATGAATCTTAGCACCAGCTCCAACACTTACACTTTTGCTACGCTTTACTGACTTTGCTGTTTGAGCCTTCCTTGCTTTTGCTTTATAGCTTGGGTCAAGCCCTCTAATCATTCCGCCAAACTTTTGAGACAAACCAGTAGAACTATAGCTTTTACTCGCATCAGCAGAAGTATTACTTGCATACAAAGACTGGACTTGAATACTTCCAGAATCATACGTCTCATAGTCTGAGTCCCACCCGCCTACACTTTGTCCACTAATACCACTGTAGCGCGTTATTTTTGGAGGAGGAGTACGAGGAGTTTTTGGTCTGTAGAATGCAAAACCAAACGCAGGAACCGTATTTTCTTTGCCAATCACCAAATTGGCAATGTCTCGCTTGTCCTCATCTGTGAAGAAAAACTGACGTACAGTTCCATCTGGCTGTCTGAACCCATCCCACCATAATGTGTTGGGAGCACAGACATAGTTTTGAGGAGGCCATTCATAACCACACTCTTCGCAATGCCTTCCATGAGCAAATGGCTTACCGTGTTTGGGGCACTTATCGGCAAATTGCTCAAGCTGGAGTCCTTCCAACTTTCTCCCAGTGATTGGATTCATCCCTTTTACGCTGGGGATAACAGCTGTATTCAAACTGTCATTCATTGTCCAATCAAACCACAATCCCCAACCCACATCTACAGGACATACATACGTACCCGCTTCACGTACCCATTCTTTAGGCGCTCCTGGCAATGCAGCAATAGGAAAAATAGGAATAGGTTGTCCAGGAGGCAAAACATGAACGCGTTCAGTATCCTCCAAACGCCTTGCTTTCATCAACCTGGCTTGAAAACCAGCATGCATCATAGAATGGACGTAGCCTTTCTTTGCGACCTTCGTAGCATACATGATGTCTTCCTTTCATAGTAAATCCAGTGTCCTGTGGAGCAAGAGAGGAGAAGGACTGGAATGACTCCACAGGACACCAGAATTCTAATTACCAACGTTGCTTGCCAGGGTTCATCGGATCAGCAACTCGCCGACTCGATGTATCTGACATCCGAATCTTCAGACTCGGCAAATCACCCTCTTCTTTGCGCTCATCAAAAACCAAAGCAACATGAGGGTAATCCTTTCGCAACCCATCAACTCCTTCCTGGCGAGCTGTGTTAACAAACTGACGCATGCTTGGCTTACCCCTGCCTATTTCATCCAACTCCTGAGCAATACGAGCAAACTGCATGCATTCATAGTCAACACCACTCCACATCACTTTTGCTTGGTCACAAAATCCTTCAACCAGCAAAGTTCCTTTGTGGAATGGACACTCGTAATAGAACATATGCGGAAATTCACCAGCAGGATATAGCCTTTTCAAACAATCAGCAACCTGATAGTTTACAGGTGTTTCCCTCCGACGCGCTTCCCGCAACATTCTGAGTGACAACTCGACATCAACCACCAAATCTTTCTCATCAGAGAAAGCTATGAATGGTCGCCCATGGCTACGTTCTTGCAACGCATGAACAATTTCCGGATCACATTCCGGACCATACACTTCGATCAGCTCTTTGTCCTTCCACTGGCCAACAGGACGCAGAGACTCTTTAATGCTTTCGCTGAGTTTGTTCAGTCCTTCAGCAACACCTTGGTCTCCCTTCGACTCAGCTTTTTCCTGTTTGCTTTCGCGAAGAATAGACCAAACACGTTTGAAACGTACCGGAGGAAGATTCGGGTCACCGTTTTCACAAAAAGCTCGACGAGCCTCTCCTTCGGTGCAGTCATCGCTCATCAATATTGCATGAGAGTCAGCATCTTTGTAGATGCCAAGCATCCCCAATCGCTTCCAAATATACTCACAAGCGATTTCATGGGGTGACGTAACTCTTTTTTGTGCTTCCGAGTCACGAATAGCTGCAACAAAACCAGGAATTGTTTCGATGACTTTGGCTGCTGATTCAACTTTGGACTGAAATGCTTCTGATGTGTACCCAGACATGTTTTACTCCTTTCACGCAAGTGACCTTGTAATCGGTCACAACTCTGTCAGCTTTTTCTTCTTAACCCTATTGTCAAGAGAGTTCACTGACAGCAACCATTGCTACCTGTAAGCCGGTAGCTTGCTCCTTTCTTACATATGCACCTCCTTTCGCAACAGCTTTTGCCTTAAAGTATATTATACTATTCACCCTACTGCAAATTATCAAAAAATTATGCAACTTTGAAAATTTTTTCTTTTGTCCTAAATCCTGGTTCAACAAACTGTTATAAAATTAAGGAGTTATTTATGAAAACAGAGACTGTCAAAAAGCACATGAAACGAGGCGAATGGAAAAAAGCTCTTCGCCTTGCTGCTTCTTTTGGTCGACTCAAAGAGCACAAAGATGCCATCCAAAAAGCACACTCTGCTCTGCTCAATGCAGACTTCTACAAATCAATGGGCTACAACGTTGATGAGTTGTTCCAAAATGGAATCAAAGCTCTCAAAGCACTCTATCCAGATTATGAATCGGAACTCACTCTTGAAGACCCAAATGAACTGATTTGCAATCTCGACAACAATTGGTTTGTTTGCCGTGTTTGTGGTCGAAGTGCACACAGAGCCAAAAGCATAAAACACACAAAATTTTGTCCAGCAAATGAAAATTAAAGTCAAACTAACAGAGGCTCTTGGAATCAAAATAGGAAACCTTTGGGACATATTCTCAGATAAGAAATGGGTTGCACGAGTCTCCTACGAAGGAAACACTTTAGTGATAATCAAAGGCAAACTTCCCATTTCCAAATCCAAAATCGAAAAACTGATCGAACTTACCTGTTAATGTCAAGCAAGTAAAGTAGCTCTTGACGAGCAACAGGTGAATCTCTCATCTCACCCAACAAGCACGAAGTAACCATCTCAGCATCAGGTTGTAACGCTCCTCTACAAGCCATACAGCTATGGGTCGCTTTAATCACAACTCCCACACCTTCTGTATCTACATGCTTTTGAATCGCCTCTGCAATTTCTTGTGTTAGACGTTCTTGAATTTGCAAGCGTTTTGCAAATGTCTGAACAACACGAGCCAGCTTTGAAATTCCCACAACACGCTTTTTGGGCAAATAGCCAACAGCACAAATCCCGCTAAAAGGCAATACGTGATGCTCACAAAGCGACGTAAACCGTATTCCTTTAAGAGCAATCATTTCATCATGATCAACCTCAAACGACTTACCAAGAATCTCTTCTGGGTCTTCATGATATCCCGCTGTCATTTCTTGCCAAGCTTTGACTACCCGTGCTGGAGTATCGATCAAACCATCACGTGTTGGATTCTCACCAATCCACTGCAACAAACGCACTACAGCATCTGTTGGCCCCCCAGTCCCTCCAGTCTCCTCATCTGTCTCCCACGGAAAGATAATCCAATGTCCTTTTAAGCCTTCTTTTTCTTTGTCCAACAAGACATGAAATGGCTTATTAGGATATTTTTCCTTCCAATACTTACGGGTACGACCAGAGTCGGTCAAATCATCCACAAGGATTTCAGCTTCCTCTGGTGTTCCAACTGCATTACCTGTCGCAGCAGCAACAAAAAATCCCCCTCTCGGAATCCCAAAACACTTTTTACCTTTTGGGATACTGTTTTCTATTCTGCTATAAACTTCTGCCCACGTCATCTTATACTTTTCGCTAACCATCAGAGCACTCCTATCACTTTATGAATCTGAACGCTCAAACGCCAACCAGGGTTGGCTAACACAAACTCAGCTGCTGGTTTGAAGTTCTCTGAACAAGGTTGGATAAAAAAGTGATCGAAATTCGTACTGCGAAATTTTGCGGGATCAATCACGCCATCCATAACCACTTTCAATTCATTACCATGAATAATTGAGAGCTTCGAATAATCTACCTTTGGTTTTGGAGACACAGTAACCCAATCAATTCCTGCTGGAATTGCATTTATATTCGTACCATTGGTTTCAATGGCAATATACCAATCGTTATTTTTGAACAATGTGACCAGCGGTCCCAATTCCTGCAATGTTGGTTCACCACCAGTAATTGTCAGTCGCCTGTTTTTGCATTCTTTGCAAGCAGCTTCAAAAATTTGTTGCTCCGTCAATTCTTCATTGACTGTATTGCGTTGCACTGTGTCACAAAAATCACAATTCAGATTACAACCAGTCAAACGCAAAAAATAGGTTGGAGTTCCTGCCCAAAAACCCTCACCTTGCACTGAATAGAATTTCTCAGTTATTTTGTATAGCATGCAACATTCCCCTCCGACTCTTGGACCACGACTTTAACACAATTCGGTACTTGGTCACATATCCATTTAGCGATATTCTCTGCCGTTGGACGAAGCCCAATAAGAACCCCGTTCAGGTTGACATGGTCAAGCTGGTTCACAATTTTTTTGATTTCTGTAAAATCGACAACCATGCCACAATCGTTAAGTTCTTCTGCCTCACAAGTAACCGAAATGATCCAATTATGTCCGTGCAATATGTTGCACTTGGATTCGTAAGGCAAATCAAGCTTGTGTGCTCCCGCTACTTCACAACGCTTAGTAACACGATACATGTCGCTCCTCCTAAAGATGGTTTTTCCACTCTTTAGCGCGACGGGTAAGATACAAAGTCAACCCCGCACTTTTTCCTGTGGAATGAAGTTTCCAAAAACTGGTACTGCTTAGCATGTTATTAAACGATAACTGAAGTTCAATATCCTCATTTGGAGAAATAAACCCGTCTACAATCATTCGTTTCATTCCGTCTTTCGCTTGAGCATACCCATCAGCAACTTGTTTCTGTGTAGGCCACCAAAGTGCCCTTTCACGCTCACGCTTCAATAGCTCTTTTCTTTGCTTTTCCTTTTGAGCAGCAGTCAGCTTTCTCCTGAGCCTTCTGCGGGACATTCCATATCCTCCATAATTACTGAACCTGGTTGTTGCCTCAGTAACAGAGTACTTTCAAGCCATTTCAAATGTTCACCTGGTACTTTGTCTTTGAGTTGCTCGATTACTCGCTTATCACTTGACGAGATTTTTTCAGTCCATGTTGACTCTTTTCCAGCCATTGGCACATGGTAACAAATTGCATCATGTATCCCAACACAACCAACCTTTTCGGCTATACGAGCAGTAACATAAACATCCTCGCCAGTCTCTCCAGAAATTGATTCGTAGCCATCGCAATTAGCTATCCACTCTTTAGTTTTTACCAAACAACAAGCAGTATCACACCATGGCATTTGGACATCTCTCTCGCGACAACAATTCATCAAATTCCAGTCACCTTCTCCCCATGGTTTATGACGAGTGATATCAAGCTTCACACCACCAACCATTCCCACCTCATATTGAGCTGCCCCATCCACAAGTTTTTTGAGACAGGTATGGTTCGCAAAAGAGTCATCATCCACAAACCATGTCCATACTGTCTTTGATTGCATTGCCAACCAATTTCGGCCCTCATAAGCGTGTAGCATATCTGGACCACGATAAATCTCGATTGGAGCAAAACGAGCATAATCCGCAATCACTGTATTATTCCCAAGATTTCCGTCTTTGCTAACATCCAATACAACAATACGAATTGGAGGATAGGTTTGGTTTGTAATGCAATGTAGTGCACCCAATGTTACATAGTCTGCACGAAAAGTTGCCATCACAGCAGTTACTGCATCCATTACTATCCTCCTTGAGGCTTTTGCACAATCCATGAAGGAATTTTGACAATAGGCTCTATCGTGTCTTCTGGAGTAACATAAATCTTGAGTTTTTCTCTTGCACAAAATTCATCGACTGCCTTAACCACTCCTCTTTGGACACCAGAAGGCTCCGTGTATTCCTCGTAGTCATGCCCACCTATCAATCCAAGAGGAGCAAGTTTTGGATACCATGTTTCAATATCCTTTTTGACACCTTTGTAGGTGTGGTCGCCATCAACGAAAATGAATGTAAAATGACCATTGGGAAATTGACTTGCGGCATCAGCAGAAAATGCTTTGATGACTTCCACGCGGGGGTTTCCTTCAAATCGTTCACGTGTCAGATATTCTGTATGCCGAATCACTTCTAAACTCAGCTCATCCGAATTGATGCTGGGATCACCTACCTCACACATATCCCAACAATCAATTAGATACAGCTTTTCTATCATGCCACAACCCAATAATGACTGTGCATAATAACCACATCGAACTCCTACCTCAGCTGCTTCCCCCCGCAAGTTGAACTTGTTCAGAAGAATTGTGAAGTCTTCACGGACATGAATATCTTTGAAAACATGTTCATTAAGAATCATTCTCGGCTCCGATAACACTAAATGCTCCAGTCGATAGGGACACCAATCGGGTGGGTCCTTCAAAACACTATTATACAAATGGTCCAGTACACTGCCTTCACGTGGGATCACAGCTGCGGGACATTTAACAGTATCTTCTTCATCCCAGCGAGCATCATCAGGCCAACGCCAAACCTGCTTCCAATCATTCCAACACCTTTTACAAACTTGCTTTTTCATTGCGCAAATACTGGATCAACTGTTCCGTTACGTTCAAAAGCTGTTTTCCGCATAAAACAAGGTCCACACTCACCACAATGTTTTTCCTCATCTCGATAGCAACTCCATGTCACATCAAATGGAGCATCAAGTTCCAAACCAAGCTTTACAATCTCATGCTTCATCAAATTACCAACCGGAGCAACTATCCGTAAATTGTACCCATCAGACACCGCATAATTCAAAACGTTATCGAGCAGCACTGTCATTTGCTCTTCGTTATCGGGATAGGCTCCGCTCTCCTCTAAATTGTTTCCAAGTGCAATACAGTGATAGCCATTCGCTTCAGCAAAAGCTGTTGCATGAGCCAGCATTAAAAAGTTTCGAGCAGGCACCCATTCATGAGCAAATTCGGCTCCAGCAATCCCATCAGCAATTTTGCTACCTTTAGACAGAATCGGACTGTTGCCTTTCATCTCGGAATAATCAACAGTCAAAAAATGGTAAGTACAACCCAAACGTTCTGCTATCTTTGGAATCAATGCAGCTTCACGAGTTTGAGCGGTGCAACCATACTTGAAGTGTAACAAACAGACATCCCAACCATCACGCACAAATTTCGTTGCTACACACGTACTATCCAAACCTGCGCTGGCAATAATGACTGCCCTTTTTGCATCTTTCCTTTCAATCTCACGCACAATACGAGTCCGTAAATCCATTACTGTATAGGGTGGTAGTTGCACAGGAGCTTGCCCAAACGGAAGAATCTCTTCAAAATGACGTGCCATACTACTAAAGTAGATTGCCTCACCGTAGGGCGACCAATAATGAATCGGTTTGTAGTTGTTAGCAAGAAAAACCGTGCCCTTTCCAGTACATGCAATAGCATAAGAGCCTTTGATTCTTCTCAACGACTCAACAAATGCATCAACGCCATGATTCCGATCAAGAATGCGAGGCAAAACCATGGTATCAATTTCGCCCGGTTTTACACCCAACTCTTTATCATTCGCAATAGTACCATTATGCACTAAGCCATCATAGGGCTGCAATTTCGATTTTTCAAGTTCGGGTGTTGGAGTTGCTCTCCAGTTCCCTAAAAACGCATAATATTCGTCACCTAAATCAAATCGCTCAATACGACCACCATCACGACCTCTGTCCTTAGCGTGTTCTTGGATTGGCCTCAAAAACTTTTTCTCGTCTACAAGACGACCAAAAGCTCCGAATATGCTACACATCATAATTTCTCCCTCACTCAAAAGCTGTAGACAAAGATAAGGGCTTCCTTTCACTCAAAGAAATGATACACTTCTTAGAAGGCAACCAATCAATCCTGAACAACCCATCTGCCTCACGTTCTGCTTTACCTTCTGGATACCATTTCTTTCCCCGGCCTTTGAGCGAGGAAGCCCGTACATTGAACAACTGAAAACTGGAATGGTACATATCCCATGTAGCAGATTGAATAGAAGGAATGGCAATCTGGAAATGGAGTGGTTCAGCTTCGCTTGGAGCAATTTCCCAATACAGAAAACCTGGATTCAAAATCTCTTGACGCATCAGACTTCCAAACCGATCATGTAACCGAATCTTTGACCCAATTATCACAATCCAATCAGTTGGAGTAAATTTCTCTAAAGCATCGTTAATGGCTTTACCTTTGTCAAAAAAGTCTTCTTCCATACAACACTCTGATATTATGTACAAAGCGTTATGCTCATTGCAAAGTCTATCCATCCCCACAACTTCATTTGGCACAACCACTACAAAGTCATCAAAATGCTGTCTGTTAACAGCAAGGGAACGAGTAATATCAAGAAGATTCCCATCACATGCCAATATGCAATCCAACTTTTTTGGCCTGATTGTTTTGGACTCATTAGCAATACGACGTGAACGGTCATCCGGAGGCAAAAACCAATCCACATCAGGGTGCCAGTCTTTGTAGTCTTCTATCTTATATTTTCCCACATCAAAGACTTTAACCTTGCCCTTCTTGATTTTGCCTGAACCTAATTTCTTAAGCCGTTCATAGTTACCTGGTGACACATCGTCAATTTCTTCAACTGCTATACGGCGTGGCATAGGCATAGCTGCACCACAAATATTGCACCACTTTAATTGATCACCAAACTCATCTGGCGTTCTCTTCCACCAACCAGGTTCAATAGGCCACCCACCTGGTCCATCAAATAGTAAATCAAGCTGAGCAGCGACTTCACAAAAGAATGCACCTTTGACAGTAACACAAGCCGACCAGTTGTTTTGCACCCAGCAATTATCAATCAGCTTTTTCTTCGTTTCTTCTGGGATAGGCAATTCTTCAGACGCAATCAACAAAGGAGTGTGAAGACCTTGATGATTATGATCATTGATACCTTGGAAACAAAACACTTCTTGGATACGCTCAAAGAACTCATAATACTGTTTCGTTAGCGATGTAAACAGACAGCTTCTTTCACGCCCAATAGTCTTTTCAAGATAGTCCATGTACTCAGGAAAGAGAGGAGCAATGGTTGGCTCTCCACCACAAAGCCCCATTTGAGATGGGTGATCAACAAGCGAATCTACTGCTTTTCTGAACGTGTCCATGTCCATAAAAACAGGTTTTTTGTGACCACAAAATCGGGTACAGTTTGAACACTGAAGAGGACATGCATTAGTCACATCAATCACAATCGTATTATGTGTCGCCGGAGACCTCATTCACATTCTCCTTCTTGGAAAACTCTGGGAGAGGTTCGTTCAAATCATCGAGCTCTTTCATCTGCTTACGCCACTTGACACGAGCACGATTTTCAAGGTCAAGAAAAAACTCAACCTCGCTACGCAAATTTTGTTTGCTGCCACGTACGCTCAAATTTCCGAACTGGCTCCAACTTCCAAAAGCACAAGGTCCTGTTACCCAATTTGTAGAATCCCATGAGCTGGCAGGAAATCTAAGCACATAACTTTTACTCGTCGTTCCAAATACATGGACCCGTTTGGGCCAAATACGAGCAAAACACTGTTCAAGCCATCCTACAACTTCTTTTGGTCCCATTGGAATTCCAACCAAACCACCTAATGCAATTTTAGGGTACGTCTTTGTGATATGTGTGAGCGCGTGTTCTGGTTCACGCGTATGATAGCATGGGATTGCTGGCACACCTGCTTCCCACATCTTTTCACAATTCACTATGCTTGCTTTCCAATCACCAATTACATCCAACGCAAAAATTTCTGTAAGTGTCGGATCAGTAGCCATTATCTCCAAACAAAACTCAATATACTCTTGCAGATCAATTACCATACCAGAATTGAAAGCAGAGAATGCACCAGAATCCATAGCCCAATCCCGATAAGTATTCGTATCCCTCGTCTCCATAAACTTTCTTACCGCAGGAAACGATACAAGCAAAGATGGTTTCTCTGATGCGTTTTCAATACCAGGAGTCGAAGTCGAGTCCCATGTAGCAGTAGCCAAACGCAGATAAGGAGGCCGTCTTTCGCTTTTTTTCAAAGATTGACCAAGCACTATTTCTGTCATGGCACTTCCTCGCAAATCACACTAACACAAATCCCATCAGAAAGTGTACCGTCTTGTTTGACTTTTCGCACTCTTGATATGGCATTGCGAACTGTTGGATAATCTTCCTTGTCTACAATCAAAGGCTTAGGCTTTTCAATTTGAAACTGGTCCAACATTCCATCAACAGCATCGGGAGGCGTCCAATCCTCAAGCGTCAAATCTTCAATCAGGTCAGGTGCCAAAACCGTATCGTTAATGTCTATGTTGGCTTCTTTGAGTTCAAACAACAAGTTGGACAGCTTCTCCAAATCATACTTACCTGAAGCATCCTTGCTGTTGAGTGCTATGTTAAGCGTTTTTTCTTTCGCACTGTTTGGTTCGACATTAATCCACGTAATGTCATTTTCATGTACCCAGTCTTGACCAAGTGCTTCCAAAGCTTTAACTCTTTGGTGGCCTCCAACAATACGATTTCCTTGCCTGTTAACTGTAATGCTGGTTGCAAGTCTATAACCATTACGCTCCTCCAAAGGGAATGCATTGGTATGCTCTCTGATGGAAGTCTTCAAGCGCTCCATTTCATCTTCAGTGATAATGCGCGGGTTGTAATCCAACGCTACCAATGTGCTAATTTTGATTTGCTTCACTATGCTGCTCCAAAAAATGTTCACATGCTATTCGCACACAAGTCGACTCGGATAGCTCCTCGTCATCCTTCACAATACGAATACGCTGAACTGTATTGTCTACCATTTCTCGCTGCTCTTTCGTCAACTCAATCAACACTTGACCTTCTTCAAGACCTGTTTCTCCACCACCTTTACCCGGCTTCTTTTCTGGCCATGTACCTGCCATTAATGGCTCGATTACATAATCTGCCAACGCTGTCAAATCGACATTCAAACCAGCGTCATGAATTTCATGCAACAGCTCAGAAAGTTTTTTGTAATCGTAACTACCAGCTGCATCTTCACTGTTTAGCGCAATATTCAAAGTCTTTTCTTGAAGACTTCCCGGTTCCAAATCAACCCAAGTTATGTCATCATCATGAACATAGTCCTGCCCCAATGCTTGTAAGGCAACAACTCTTTGGTGACCTCCGACAATGCGATTTCCTTGTTTATTGATTGTGATAGTCGTAGCTAAACGAATTCCTTGTGCCTTATTGTCCACACTTTCAGAGTGCTCTTTGATAGATAGCATCAAGCGCTTTAATTGCTCATTTGTAATGATGCGTGGGTTGTAATCAACAGGGTGCAAATCACTAATTTTCATTGTCATCCACCGACAAAAAGAGTTCACATATCTTCACTAACGCCTTTGCACTGGTATCAAGCTCAAAATCCAGTTTCGCTTTCCGAATAGCTTCCAAAACAGTATTTCGTTGATCCTTTGTTACTGCGTACGAAAGAGGAAACAATTCTGGCAGGGGAGTTGTGCCATCTGGAGGTGGTTGATCGGCGTCTTCCTTCAAATCTCCCTTGAACATATCAGAAGTCTGATGCTCTGGTTCAAACTCTGGCTCAAGCTCGGGCTCTGGTTCGCTACCTACCACACCTGTTGTGGTTTCTGTTTTTACATCAGAGCTCACAACCAAACTTTCCGCCGATTTTGTTTCAGTTGTTTGCTCGTGCTCTAAACCTTTCGAAATATCAAGCTTCGGAGGTTCAATATGCAACAACCCAAGTGTCTCGTACAATGCTTCATCATCAAGCTTAATATCGCCCAGTATTTCGTTTAGTTTTGTAGCATCCCATGACCCTTGTGCTTTCTCACTATTCAGAGCAATGTTCAACGCTTTTTCTCGGATGCTATCTGGCTCCAAATCAACCCATGTAATATCATCAGAATGAATCCAATCTTGACCAAGAGCTTCCAATGCTTTGATGCGTTGACTGCCACCGACAACACGATTACCATTCTTATTGACAGTTACTGTCGTAACAAGTCGAAAACCTTTGCCACGCTCTTTTTGCGGAATAGCTACGGTGTGCTCTTTGATACTGAGTTTGAGATACTCCAACTCAGTATCAGAAATCGTGCGTGGATTGTAAGGCAAAGAAACCAGCGAGGAAAGTTTGATTTTCTTCATGATTTGGCTCTCATAGTCATGTAATAACATAATGCCATGGCACCTAAGCAATTGTACAGAATTAGGTGCCTATGTCAACAAAAAAACTTCAGGCTTTTTAACCTATAGCAGAATATAAAAAAATTATTTCAACGGTGACAATCAACAGGTATGAATTTTCTTTGCGATAGGAGTGCTCTAATTTCCTCAAACGAAACAGGCATGAAACTCCAACGATCAACCCCTACATCCGTAGAAAACAAATTTTCATCGTCAGGAAGCGTCCCATGAGAATGCCCGTAAAGCTGATATGAACCGAAGTGAGATTTATCCCAAACCCGCATAGCATAATGACATAGGACAATATCCTGTTCACCCACCTTAATTCGCTTTAGATCACGTTTTTCAACAAATCCATTGGCTTTACGAACTGCTGCTTTATCATGAGTTCCCAAAATGAGGTGAACCTGTCCATTCAGTCTCTGGAGCAGTTTTTCAACCGTTCTGGACTCACGCGCCCAGGCAAAATCACCCAAATGATAGACTGAATCACCTGGACAAACTTTCTTGTTCCAGTTTTCGATGATTGTCTCATCCATCTCACGCACAGTTGTAAACGGGCGTTTACAATAGCGTATAATGTTCTCGTGGCCAAAATGGGTATCTGCGGTGAACCAAATCTCACTCATTTCTTCTTCTTTCTCTTAGGCATACATCGAGGACTAACCGTTCCAATCGTTTTCCTACCAAGCAAATTACAAACAGCAACATATGGGCAGTCTTTGTAATGCTGATGTTTGGCTGGCTTGTTTTTCTGACGCAAAGCTTTCTTCTTGCCACAAAACAGGCATGTATGATAACCCACAAATGCTCCAGAAATTGGGTCTCTGACATGACTGTACTTCAGTGTGAATGCCTTTCTCACAAAACGTCTCAACAGCTTCTCGGATTCTGATACCTTCATTGTTCTTTCCTTTCTTAACGTGTCCTTTGCACTTCAACAACACCTTTTTTTCCAACAGAGATGTGTCGCAAAATCTTTCCTGTCTTGCCAATCCGAACTCGATGCAACGTGTCATCTTTCGTGTAGTAAATAAAGACGAAAGGTCCTTTGTATCCCTTTTTACGCTTATCGTCCTTGAAGAATATAGGACCCATACAAGTAAAGTCGAAAGTGGGCTCTTGAGAAATATTCCTGACCACCTCAAATTGCTCCTGGGTCATCTTCGTTGAACGAATGTACATCTCTTGCCTGTGCTGCTTTAAGTGTGACATTCTAAAGTGTGTCAAATGTGTCATGCTGATCTCCTTGCGAAAGTTGTTTGTTGTTTATATAACAGCGAAGGAGTGTATTTCAGCTACTCAATCATTTGAAAAATCAGCTCTTCCAATTCCTCAACAGAATCAGCTACGGGAAATCTTTTGTCGTCTGGTTTGATTACCCACCCATAGCTCACTCCAATAAAATCTACATACGCATTGTTTGCAGCTTCATAATCAGAAATGTCATCACCAACCATGATGCAATCTTCATAAAATCTCGTAATATCACGTAATTGTTTGTTTTTGCTGTCAAAATGATCTTTGCTTCGTATTATGCTAAACATCCCAACAGCATCACCAAGTACATTGACTATGTTAACCAACCGGTTTGATGAAGCAATACACAGATCAGCTCTGCGATAAAGCTTCATCAGCAAAGCTTTCATCCCTTCGAAAAAAGGACACTCGTAATTAACAAACAAAGCTCGATAATCGGCAATAAGCTGAGGTATCATGTCAAGAGGAAATCCTGCATTCTCAAGAAATTTCTCCATAGGTGCTCCCAAGATTTCTTCCCGACTTCTTTCAGGCAAAACAATTCCATAATGCTCAGCTCTATCGTGACAAAATTGCACATGAGGACCAAATGAATCCACCAACGTTCCATCAACATCAAACGCAACAGCTTTAGAATGTGGCATTCTGTGTCTCCATCAAATGCTCTAAAACGAATGGACAGCTTTGTGGAGGATTTGAATCTATTCGAACATTCGACATCACACACCAGCACTGTGCATTCATATCCCAGAGCTTATCAAAATCCAAAAGTGGGGGACTGACTTCTTTGTTTTTCCTGCTGTCAAAACACTTTCTGCAAACGTGCTTACTAAGCATAGTCAAATCTTCCGGACTTGTTGCTTTCGTATGGATTTCGCCATCATATTGCACAAAAATTAAATGCTTATTCCATGAAGAAATTCGACCAAACTCCACAATTCCAAATCGGGGAGCATAAATCACTCTTCGTCCTACATGGCCTTTCTTCAATAGGCCAATTAACATATCAAATTTCCATCACATCGAAATTGTGTATATCACCAGTAAAAAACCCATCCCTAAAAAGAAACTGATTTCCACACCACCTTCCTTCCATAGTGCCACCCATCAAGCAATGACGATGCCCATGTTCATCACCTCTATGAATCCTCACAAGCAAATAGTTTTTGAACTTGAATTTCGAAAAACCATTAACAAGCAAATGTTCCAAGAAATAAGGGCAAAAATCTGGCGGAGGTTTGTGAATGTTGTTACAATGTCGTTGTTCAGGAGATAATCGGGGAGGACAAACAATTCGTTCAGCATCACGCCATGCATGATCATCCCACCATTCATTATGGTATAGTCTGCAACGTTTACAAACTGCCTTGCTCAATTCCATTTTGAAGCGCGATCAAATGTTCAAGCTCATAAGGACAACCACGAGGAGGTCTTTTGTCAGTAAAAGCAATAGTCCCTGCCGAACAACATATTGCTCCTTTTTCCCAATCTATCTCGTCACACCGATTCCAATTTGCCACAGATTTCTGGCAGCAAGCTTTGCAAATACGCTTGTCAAGCATCAACACTTCCTTGGGTTTCCAACAGGTGTTCGAGGTAGTATGGGCAATGAGCAGGAATTGGAGCGTCTTTTCGTAACAAAAGTTTACTGTAATAGGCATAAGGTTTCCGACCATCTTTGATGCAATTCCATTCATCCGTCCAAAGATGGAACCATTCCCACCCTCGATGACCCCAGCATTGTTGACAAATTTTTTTACTCAACACTCTTGTGTTTCTAACACGTGCTCAGTAACGAATGGACAGTTTTCCGGAACTTCACTGCCTCTTACAACACACGAAAGAATGAAATCTCTCGGTCCAGTTAGAGGGTTCAAACCGCACCACCACATTCTTTTGACTTCAGCTTCCAAATTGATACTCCTTGGTGCAAAAGGCAAAACTACTCGTGTCAAGGCAATGTACCGCTGCCTATCCGCGTCTCTCAAAACCTTGTAATAGCTACATTTTTTGCAGATTCGTTTGCTAAGCATATTCCATCAAATGCTCTAAAGTTATGGGTGGGTCATCAAACCGCCAATCTAAATAACCACTTCCCTCCCACAATGTCATATCCGATGTCCAGTTTTTAACACCTACTGGACAATCGACAAAATTCCCATATTTCCATTCATGCCCAAAGTTGGTCATTCTTCCATCGCCGTACCGCCCTTTGTCTCTTAGCTTTCTAAGCTTGCATTTTTTACAAATGCTCCTATCCAGCATTTTGCACCCCTACACAGAGCAATGCTTGACGAATCTTTGTCAGATACTCCAAAACCTTCTCGTATCCCCAAGCATGAATGCATGTCTCATCTTTGGTAACATTCTCATCAGCAAACAACTCAGCCAAATTCAAACCAACATCCAAGTTAATACTAACAACACGCTTTCTCCAGCCAATCGTAAATTTGCCAAGTTCCGTCTGAAATTCAAACCACGGAGCACAATAATCGCAATCGCAATACCCGCTTGGAATGGCTTGAATCAAGAAATATTCAAAACCAGCCTTCTTGAACACCCTGGTGAAATCTGCACGTACATCATGCTCATGCATAAGTTTGTAACACTTCCTATGATAGAATCGAATCACAAAAGCTCCTGCTTCATCTCCTTCTTCAATAACCCGGCTATCATCTACTTTTTCAATCCAACCGAGTTTGTTTCTAACCTCTTTTCTTTCCCACTCTTTTTCAGAGTGCGGGTTTTTCAATGTCAAATCAATATGCTTGTCATTTCGAATTTCCTGCATAACTTGATAAATTGCATCTCGCTTGGCAGCATAATGCTGTTTGGCTGCCTTAAAACTCTCACCCCAAAAAGCAGCAAGTGAGATTTTTTCGGGTTCATCCATTACCAAAAAATCCCAGCAGTCATCAAGTGTCCATTTTCTACCACAAAATGCACAGGGAATATCAGGGTGCGGAATATGAGGACTCATGCTCCACCAGTGAGCATCCGATTCGCCAGATGCTTCCGCAAGCATGCTATACTCTTCTACTGTACATACTGGTGGGACAAGAATACGCTTCTTCACTTGCGACACTTGACCATGCTTGTCCAACCTCCATAAACCTAACACAACAAATTCACTTGAGGAAGGATTCTCTCGGCGTGCCTTAACAAGTTTGTGCAAGTCTTCGAGGCTTGTGAGTCTTTTTTTGATCTCTTCTTTCTCGTCGCACCACATCCCAATTCTCCTTTACCGCTTTTTCCAATAAGTCCAACAAAATTTCCTTTATCGTTTTTGACATACACACTGAGCAATAAGTATATCGTTTAGGAAAGTGGCGACTCATTTGTTGAATGATTACACGTTTTTTCTGAGGAAGTTTTCCACAGCACTCACAAAGTTTTGTCATGCGAAGTGTGGCCTCTTCAACCCATATATCAATTTGGTAAGCTCCCCAAATGTGTTTCTTTTTTGCCATTTCAAACCTCAAACTTTACTGTAACCGAGTCTTTCATCTTCACATTATCTCCCAATGCTCTTTTATTTCCTCCCGGTTCTTTGAAACTTTTGTATCCTTTACTATCCAGTTTCCACGACTGACTAAAAGAAAACCTTGCTTTATCCAACAAATCCTTTAACTCAGATAAACGCTCAGGAGTTACATTGACAGCAATAGAAGCCCTTACTGCACTATCAAAAGTGCCTTCAGCAAAAGCCTCTTCAAAAGCCTTCTCATCTGCATCGCCATCAAACTCCAAACTGAAACTTGTTTTGCGAGTTGCAAGGGCATTAGCAACATTTCCTTCCAAACGCAAACTGGTTTCTCCCTCTTCAAACTTCTCATTTGCAGTCCGAGTTACTGTCGCTCTGATACCAGCTAACTCTACCTCAATATTCTTGAGTTCTTGATCTTTCTTTGCTCCATCATCAATTAACTTCGCAACAGAAGCATCTACTGACGCAGTCCGAACTTTCTTAGCCATTTTATCCTCCTAATAACCCTCGTTTTACCACGTATAAGAACGCTTTCACTCGCTTTAATAGCAATGAGTTTCTTTGGTTTCTTGATCTTCACATTCAATCGGATGAATTCCAAACTCCGGAAATGATCCGCTCTTTAATTGGTCAAGAAAATCTTGGTAGGCTTCCTCAGAGACTTCAGCAGCGTCATTTGAATCAGATTCGACTTGCGTACAATGCAAAAACTCAATGACCCATCGATAACGCTTTGGTTCACTCATCTCAGCGTATCCAAAATCAAATCACGCAGTTGGTCACTTCCAAGCAACCACTTTTGGTTCCTACCATCATGTTCTGGCCTGCGTGCCAACCTGCGGCAAATTGCATGTCGAATGTCTTCCGGAATTTCTTTGCTGACAATGAACTCTTGGAAATTTCTGATCCTTTGCTGAGTTTGATCTGTCTCCTCCATTACCATTGTTGCAAACAGCCGTTCACAGGTAACACCAAGAATATCCGTTCGTGGTTCCTTGCGATTCATCAGCTTCTCAATACGCTTTTTGTATCCTTTCTTTCCATCAAGGATATCCAGCGGCTCAATTACGTCCTCCATTTCACGAGTGCAGAAAATGAAAAACGCATTGATTGTCTCTTCATCCAACAGACTACGTGCGTGCGTCGCAACGTCCTTACGAATGTTTCCATCCACATCTTGCAAATCGTCCACCAGTGTCAGATATTGAAAGAACTCTGACAACGTTCGAGGGTTAGTAAGCTCTTTACCACACATCATTTCTGGATCGTACAGCAAGAATGAAATTCCTCTTGCATCAAGCTTCTGACTTGTTGCCCATTCCGCCCACAGTTTTGAATCTTCTTTGAGAGTAATGTGCTTGATACGAGTCAGAATAGCAGGATCGATTGTCGTAACGAGATAGCTTTGTTCATCAGGATTTCCAGTCAGAACGATATTGCATCCCGGAGGCAATCTCCAGCTAATCATTCCGTAGTTCTGCAAAAGCTGCATAATGCCTTTGATGATACGCAATGACGATCTGTTCCAGTCATCCAGCAAAAGAATAGCCGGACCTGGTTCAAGAGGCACCCAATCTGGTGGAGCCATTACTGTGCGTGGAGTAACATCAGAATCGATCACCCATCCATCTTCTCTGAACGCGATAATCGTCTGTTCTTTCTGAGGCACCCACCGATCAGTACGCTTTGAATTTGGCCCTTTGCCCTCCACTTTGTACATCAGGAGGCAATCCATTGGAATGCCGTGCAAATCTCCCATCTCCTCGCACTGAGCAATTGGAACATCCCTCACATCCCAACCATCAAACTGCTTGCCTCGCCATGTAACTGGCTGTCCTCTCAAATCCTTGACGCAAGCAGTCTTGCCAATTCCTGGATGTCCCCAAATGCACTGAGCAAATCGAGGCTTGTTTGCTTGTTCGTTGAGATCATTCAGGCTGAAATTTGTAAGCAAAAACTGCGTGACCTGATCAATTTTGACTTGGTCACCATAACATCCTGCATATCCTCTTTCGTACTCATTCAACTTCTTGTCTTTTTTCTTTGACATCGCTATCTCCTCAACAACAGTTTGTCTTCACGAGTTGTTATATCGTTCTGCTCGACGTAATTAACGTGTTTTTCAATTTTACTTTGAAAATATTTTCTCTAATGTATCCACCCCCTCTACAATGGGTTCAATTCGTGATCTTTCAAAACGTCCACCCCACCCCAGCACTCGATCAAGCCAACGATCAGGACCAAACCCCCTCCATTCTACATCGCAAGTCTTCGGATTGACTTTCGTTACAATATACCAAGCCCTACCGTCAGCAACTGGAAGGTAGAACAATTTGTTTTTCTTCAACCCACTTCCAACAGTTTTGGAAAGTTTGCGAGCTTCGAGCCAGCAACGATTTACATAATGATCAAATTCAGTTCCACCTTCGGTAATCTCTCCTGTGCGAAAATCCTTGACAGGATAATCTCCATAAGGAATCTCTGTGAGTTTGTTCGCTTCGATTTCGTAGAGCTCTGGCAGGATCGCATGCTCAACAAAGACGTTGCCTTTAGCTGCTTTGATTCCGTCATGCTTTTCGCCTGTGACAATACCGAAATGCCAATTGCCTGAATCATCTTGCCATTTCACTTGACGCACGAGTTAACCCTCCTTTTTTGTTCCGACATATTGCTGCAAGTATGGTTCTGCCATATCCCATGGCATAATTTTGCCTTGTTGGTCAGGGAAAATGATACGTAAAACTCTTCTGCCATTGTCTTCCGCTTCGACCAACCTTACTTGAAAATTACAAATCACTTCATCCAACACAGAGCCATGTTGAATATCCTCACCTGCCTTGATTCTGTTAGCAATTGTCGCAGCAATCGTATGAGCATCGTCGGGAGGCAAAGGCATGACAATCTGCAAATCTTTTCCTTCCGGCAAACCATGAGTGTGATAATTATACCTTGTTGGCGTAGTCGAGTCACCGCTTTGTATGATGTGAGAATACCAACCATGTTTTTTCAAACATTCCATTTCCCATGCTTTTGCATCACCCAACGATTCCTTACCCGAACAAATGTCACATTCGCAATCATCAGACATTTTACTCCTCCTCATCCAATTCGAAACGATCAGAAAAGCACTCCTTCGGCTGACCAAACTTGTCGTACACAACAACCAACTCAGGCTCACCAAGATTTGGCAGCAAAGATTTCTCATCGAAATCATACCCGAGTCCAATATCGAAATGTTCTTCCAAGCCCATGTTGTTAACACAACGCATCACCAAACGTGTTTTCGACCACTCTTTGAAAGCAGAGCACTGAACATCGACATCCTTGTCCGATACTCTGTTAGAACAGCTGTTGAATTTCATGCAACTAAGGCAACGATTCATTTCTTCCTCTGAACAATCTTTGATTACGATTCGTTGTATTTCTTTTGAACCACACGCCGAATTTCGTGCTCCCTTTTTGAAAGCTGTGATTTCAAATCTAAAAGCACACCACGTGCGGCTTCACGTTTCTTCCCCAGCATCTCTTGGTTTTTCTTGGTAGGTCGGGTGTGGTTTAGCTCTGTCAGTTTTTTGCTGGCCGCATCCATTTTCTTTCTCAGACAAACTAACTGCTTGTCCTGTTCCAGCAATTTCTTCTCATCGGCATCCATCTTGGCTCTCTTTTTTTCCCGCAAAAGAGATTCTCGTTTGGAGTGGCTCTGCAACTCCTTTTGTATGGCAGCCGCCTTGTGAACCACTTGCTTCGCCGACATCCTTGGGTTGGCTCGTATTACCTGCCCAACCAGATACTCCAAATACCAACCATCGTAATACATCAGTTACCTCCTTTTTCTTTTTCCTCTAAGCCAACATCATGTCTTGCCAAAAGGGTTCCGCAATGTGGGCAGTGCAAATGCTTGCTTCCCTCAACATAAGAAACAAGCTTCTCTTCCTTAAGCCAAATGTTGCACTCAGAACAAAAAATTTCCATCTTACTCCTCCGGTTCAATAGGCTCATCCACATCAGCTTGCGTGTAACCCGTAAGAATAATAGATCGATATTTGCTCAGTTTCTGTTCTTTGCAATCAGGACACACACGCTCAAGAGGAATGCCTTGTGCATCGTTTTCCCACCATGACTCTTTTCCTGAACCACAAGGACACTGATTCTTTTTGTGTGGACAAATGGAATCACACTCACCAACTCCGAGTATCCTGACAATTTCACACTCTTCATAGCAATCAGGAAAAGGAACATCCTTGAGTTCAGCAGCTGTTTTCATCGGTCACCCTTCGTAATCCGTGTGTTCTCTGCTGATCTCCAAAAACCCGCCATCAACCGCTACAACAGAAAGATGACGTTTCACAAACTCAAAATGTTCAGCGTCCCAATCAAAAAAACTATCACCCGTAATGATTTTTGCTGCTTTTTCGATTGCTTCCTTTTCGGACTTTGCTTTGACTAAACCAAGTTTGACAAAGCCATCGACATAGCCTGCTTCCTCTTGGTATTTCGCTAAATAAATCACAACACACCTCCTACGCAATTTCGACTCTGCGTACTCGGTTGTCGTAGTATTCGTTCCGCTTTCGATCTTCCGCAGTCTGAAAACCTTTGCCATTACAGCGATAGCACTTACCCGAATGTTGCGGCACTCCATTGATGATTGTACCCCAAACATAACGACCCGTACCACCGCAGTCCTGACATTTGACTTTCTCTTCCTTCTTCCCTTCATAGAGCTCCGGTGCAGGTTTTTGACGCACGTTCGGTGCAGTATTTCTCATCGACCGTTCACGTGCAATTTTGATCACCTTCCACACCCGTGATTTGACTCTCTCCTGCCAATTTGGAACTCGATAGACCCGCAGTGACTTCACCAGACCTCGGTTGCGCTTGACATCCACTGCGCAAATGCGAATCGCATCCGCACCTACCTTACGGCAACCAAAATCTTTGCTGATCGAGCTATATACCCGAACCACAACTCCGTCTCGTTCTGGCACAGCCCAATCGAAAACGTGCTCGTGCACATTGGCAACATCCACTTCCTTCCAACCCTTCTCTTCCTTCAACAGTTCCTTCACTTCATTGAGTTCAATTGCAACGTAGCGTGCAGCCATTTCTTGCCCTCCAGCAAATAGAAATTGTTCTTCAATTATTTAACTGGAGCAAGATAGGAATGCCAACAGTTTATTTGATTTTTTTGACGATTGCTTTTCCATTATCATCTGCTACATGCCATGCACTATTTGCTGTGGAATGCATTATCTCATGGTGGGAACACATAACCATTTGTAAACCAAGACGGCGAGAAACCTCGCCAACAAATTCAGCTACGCGCTCAATCCGCTCTGTCAAATCCATATATTTCCAAGGTTCATCTAACAAACAAACTCTATCCGTCTGCCGTGATGCCAAAAGCACTAACAACCTCAAAGGGACACTAATCGTATCTGAAACTCCACCACCATGCAGATTCATACCAGTACGAACTTCTCCGTCAGCCGTCTTTCTGACCAACTCTATCTCCATCGAACTGCGATTGTTCTTCACATCATAAACCAATTCGACTCTATAGCTGGGACCGTAAATCAATGCCAATGCTTCAGAAACGATTTTTTCGATCTGAGATTTCATTACTCCACGGCGTGTATTTGCAACGTCTTCAAGAAACTGAAGTGCTTCCTGTCCAATCTCCAATTGAGTAGTACACTCAAGAATACGCTTGGCATTTTTCTCAATCTGTTTGTCCAAAGCCTCATTTTCTACCTTGAGACGAAACAAGTCCTCTTTGCGCGATTTTAGCGCTTCTTCAACAATTGCCAATTTGGACATGACGAATCTCCTTTTCAAACAGTTATATCAGATTCGCCTTTCGTTTTCAAAGTCTTTTCCAATTTGTTCCACCAATAAAATACAAGCCTTTGTCTTTTTTGAGAACGCCATTCTTGACTTGACGACTCAAAACGGTTGAAACACTGTGTGGATTGAAACCGTACCCTTCAGCCACCTTAACAATTTTTCTTGGTGCTATGCCTACTCCATTGCTATTACGGACGATTTCTATCACAGTATCGGTAATTGGACTTTGCTGAACCTGTTTTGCACAAAGAAGCCTTCTGGCAATAGGTCCTTTTGGTTCGGAAAAACATTGCACAACATCTGGAATTACAAATGATTTCGTAAAGTGTGCAAGCTTTCGAATTGGTTGACCGTTCTTCCACACTACAAAAGCATAGGCTATGCATTGGTACAATCTTATCCCGGTAATCTTCTCAACACTCCCACCTGATATTTGTAATTTTGGATTTTGCAATAGTTCGCGAAGACGCCAACGTGGGTCTGTCTCAGTTTTCATTCCTGCACCCGTTATAACCATATTCCAGAAAGACCTCAAATCTTTTGGAAAATATTCGTAGGTCAAGAACATCATTGCAATGGACTCTTTCCACCAAGCATGCTTTTTGTTGGATTCGCATTGACCCAACAGCTTCGCAATCGCAAGCACGTACTTGTTTTTCTTGCCAAGAGCTTCTTTGGCCAACTCATTGACAGACTCAGACTCTGACTGCGGTTTGAATTCGCTCGCACGAATCCGTCTTTTGGAATTCCAAATATCTTTCATGAGAAACTGATTAAACCCATTCATGATTTTTTCCAAAGACTTCGGATCGTCAATCTTTTTCAACTGCTTAGTTTTATACAACCTGCCTTTGATTTTGTCTGACTTTGTGCGCCGCTTCATCTCATCAACCAAATTATACAGTTGCCTCATTGCGTCTTCTGCTTTGGCTTCGTAGACGACATAATGAACTTTGCGAGGTGATTTGAATTTCACAGGCATATCACATACTGCGTGCGATACATGATTGCCGTTGAGCCTGTACATTTTTCTTCCAAGCCAACAAACAGCAAGGGTAACATGTTCCCACAAAAAACTGCCCTCCTCCATTGAACGACGCAAATAGGCAACATGTTTTTTGTCCAGATTCCTATCTCCTACAAACTTAGGCAACTCAGCATGCTGTGCCATATTGTCTGGAGTAAGATAAATGTCCAAAATCTTCCTGATACAAATCCCAGGGATACCTACAGAATCTTTCTTTTTCATAATGTTCTCCTTTTACAACTATGACATCTGTTTGCGCAGTCGCTGAACCGCTGTAATTTTCAACTTCGTCTTTTTCGCTACGTT